TTAAATTGGCACGCAATCGGCGTTCATAACCCGGTTAAGGCTATGGGTTAGCACGCCAAAAACCTCTACGTCATCCAGAGCTTCACCCTCTATAGCTTCACCATCCTCAGTTATTACTGCCGCACCATAAAGCTTTGCAAACTCGTTTCTGTTATCCATTCTTACAAGTAGTGTATCTCCCTGCTCTGGTCTTAATGCGACATTAACAATTGCCCATCCACATGACGTTTCTATTACCCGGCAATTTGCATCAATACCACATAGCAGATCGATTGTGAGCCTTTGCTCCTGGTAGTCCATTGCTGGCGAAGGAAAACCCATTAGAATACCCTCCCCATGTTGCGCAGGATCCAGTAACGGTTATTACTGCCGTCTGTAGTCTTATCTGCGAAGTCGGGCTGGTATCGTTCAATCCACGAATTTGCATCTTCATGGCTAAAGTGCCAATTCTTCTCTCGCAATTTTGCTATGAATTCATCCGTGTTCAAGTAGCGATAACCTTTGGGGTTTAGCTGTATAGCTGCAATGAAGGCGGTCTGTATGTCTGCTGTTCGTGGCATGTTTACCTCACAAAATTATACTGTATGCATGTACAGTATATGCATCAAATAGACATCGCGCAAGGATGCCTTAAATGATATCCTCCTCACCTGATTTTTAACTCTCACGGTAAAATATTATGAAGATAAATGAATTAGTTAGTGCTCTTATGCAAAACCATGATGTGACTTCAGAAGAAAATAATCGAAGAAAGAAAGAAATTGAAAGACTTGATAGTGCTTTCAATGATTACTTTTTTGATGGGAGGAAAGTCGGCAGGATTGTTTCTAATGTGGGGATCGCTGAAGGGGCAATGGGTGAATCGTCCATATTTACCTCTCTGAATAAAACGGAAATCGAAGTTAGATTGTCATTCTCCACCGTAGACTCACAGAGCAAATATCAGGAGTATTTTTTCCTACATGTTATTAATGGAGAATATGTAATCTCTGAAATGGATGGTAGCTTTTTATGTAAATCGTCTGAATTCCCTGAAAAATTATTTCAAAGAATTTTGTCACAAATTTAATACTTGGCGCATCCTTGCGCCAACTTTTACACAGCAGAAGCTACCGGGGCACCGTTAAATTCCATGCCCCATATTTCAATCTCCCATAGTGCTGTTTTTTGCCCTCCTGAAACTGCAGTCCAGTCCGCTCTTATTGACAGCCAGTCTCCCAGATCTGGGCGGCCAGAACCGTTAGCTACATCATTCGCGACAAATGGTACATCACGCAATGGCATGTTTGGAGCCACCTGGTTTGCGGTGTAAAGATTTGAGATGGCTTTCTGTGATTTTGTGAACGTAAACACGGGCCAGTCAGCCACCGCGCCAGACTGATAAGTTGGTGTGAACGTAAAAGTATCAACACCGCTCGCGGTTTTATAAAGCAACCCTTCCATTAGATGGTTAGCAAACGTCCCGCCAGTAGCCTTCAGGATCACTCTTGCTACCCCGCAGTCAAATGGCGATGCTTTGTTGTCTCGAGCCGTTCCCTTAAGCGCATCAGGCATGGGAAGCACTACAGTTGACCATGTGATCGGAGTCGGGTCGCCTGTGTTAGCACCTATAGAATCAGGGAGCATCTGTCGAATTACTCCAATATTCCCCCACTGCTGCCCACGACGCACCGGGTTTGCTTTACGCAAGTTAACTGGCCTTACGGTAAACATCTGGATAAACTGATCAGTAGGAGAAGTGCCATCTGTTTTGTTGAATATAGTTACTGTTTTCCATCCCTTTCCATACAGCGTCCCGACGAATTTCGGTTGTCCAGCCCTGGTGGAATCCTTGTTATAAAGTAGGCTATTTGCAAAACTTCCCTTAAAGCCTTGGCTTCTCTCATTATTAATCGTGATACTGTCTCGGTAATATGTTACAGACCCGCGATACCAGTCACCTGATATAACCTGTAATCCTCCATCAGCCCAACTACCAATAATATCTACCTCTAACGCCTCGCAGTCCTGATAGAAGTGATACGCCATCAGGCAAGCTTTATTATTTGCCAGAATGCCAGTAATACCTGGATTAGTGTATGCGCCACTCGCATAGCCCAAATCTATATTACCGACAGGGTTAGTGTAACCAATATGATTATCAGTGTTACCGCCCCAGATCTGCACTTCATGTCGGACCGGCTCATAGGTATCAAGCAAGCCACCAGCGCCACACATCGAAGTTAACGCTTCCCCAATACGCGCATAACCTATTGAGTTGAAATGAAGGCTATCACTTTGTACTGTGCCGTAGAGACGGTTGTAGTGGACTTCATGCGCGTCAAAAAAACGACAGCCGTAAACTTTGGCCATGTTTTTTGCCTGCTGAGCCCATATTTGGTAACCGGGGTTGCGCGCACCTTGCCCGCCAGCTCCGCAAGTCATAACAACAACGCCACAACCCCATTTAATGAGTCGGCGGATCAGCGTTTCCATTGCCGCCATATAACTTTCATGGGTGGATCCAGCAGTCCCGCTGTAGTCATTAATGCCGTACATAACAAATGCCAGGTCGCAGTTTGGGTTTGTCTGCCACAGAGGTTCGTTAACTGCCTGTTGTGCTGTATAGCCTGAAATAGCCCGGTATACTGGAGTGACAGTCACACCACACTGCTCAAGCATGAAATCAACGAAACGCTTTGGATACGTCATTGAGGCATGTGTCGCCCAGTCGCCGTTTTCCGCAGGCACTTTATCGGTCGACCCAACATCGTAACCAGCCGTGATTGAATCGCCCTGAAATAACACAGTCACGGGCTGAAGGGTGCGTATTTTGTAATTCACAGCCGCCAGTTTCGCGATGTTCTGAGCGCGATATTCAGCACTATCATTCGCCAGCAAGAACTCCTGGACGGTACGAGTTGTGCCATCTGTATTTGTCGCACCTACCATGTCTGCCCCAGTAGGCTTTGCAAGGTCTTTGCGAAGAACGTCCGCAACATCCACGGGTTGCCATTTGCCTGGACCAGTACCACCAGAAGAAGAAGGCGTTGACCCAGCAGGCACTGTTTTTGGAAGTGTCTGTAAATTATCCCATCGATACCAAATATCTGTTGAAGAGTCTTGGATGATATCCACGGCAGTATTTATGGTTGTACCAATCTGGAAAGTACCTACTGGATTCCAGCCAAGTCCTATAATAGCGCGCTTAGCCTCTTCTTCTATACCATGCCATGTATAGCGATTTCTACCCAGACGGTCTGGCCAAATTTCATTTACAAGGTCGTTTTCTCTATGATCAAGATTTTCAGCATTATCATATAGATCTCTTGGGTCTTGTGAACCCAAAGGATTGTTTGTGGCGTAAGTAGTCATGCAGGCTCCGGGCATAAAAAAACCCGCAGAAGCGGGTCTGATTGCAATTTCATTTTATGCAACATTACCTGGGTAAGTTGCATCGTCATATTGATATTTAGAGGGGTTATACTGAATTGCTGAAACATCGTTAGTACCGTCACTTCCTGGAGATATCTCTCCTATCAGAGCGTCGTAACCCACACGTGTAGAGGAACAAAACAAAATCCTGGGAGGCTCTACTGAAGGATCACCCATTATCCATGTTTCAGGTGCAAGAGTACTGCTATATGGAACTGTGAGCGTAAAGTCATTGACTCTGGTTGGAACAAGCAAATTAGATGCCTTGCCTTCCTGATCACGAATAACGACACGAGGATTAGGGAAAGTCCAGTCAGGCGCTTCACTGAGTGTAAGAGTTATAATGCTACTGTTATAACTCATTTTCTCGATCAGACAACTTAGGGTATGGTTTCCAGGGATATCATCAGTAAGAATTACCCTGTCCATAAACTCATAACAGAGTGCATCCATCTCAGTTGATGTGTCATGAGAAAGCCTTTGCAGTTGATATCCCAACAAACGACGCATACCTATTCGATAAGCTCTATCCTGGTCAAGAACGCCATCTAACTTGAAATTCTCTACTTTTACAGGAGTGGGCTTATCAGGCAATCGGCATTGAACAGTTTCCTCTGCCCAGGTGAGCTCGTTAATATACGTCACATCAACGCCATCATAATCGTCTTCATTCGGTGCTTTGAATGATGTTGTCAGTTCGGCAGTCGTTTCCTGTGGCGTGATCATCCCGGCCCATGGCTTAATACCTTCCCTTCCGGCTGAAGCCATGCCATCAGAAAGAAGGAAATAGCCCATGCCAGCGCCAGTGATGGTTTTAAGCATGTCCAGTGCAGAGACTGTATCCGTGGTAGCGAAATCGAATTTCTCACCGCGAGGTGTCCAGTAGGTTGTTTCAAGCGCGTCTATAGCAGCTCTGTCAATTTCATTATCCTGATACCCAAGTGATTTGAGTACGTGATAAAGAGCTGCGCTGATGCTGCGCGGTTCACCTTCTTCATATTGCCTGGTGGCCGTGACATTGATACGCCTGTCAGACTGAGCACCAAGTCGGTTACCCGTTCTGACGCTCAGCGCTACTGTAGTTATATCCCGGTAACTCGTTGGCCGCTTTGGAAGTCTTGACCGCATTGCCTGCCAGTAGACCTGATCGCGGGTAGAACCTCCTGCTGGCGCTTCCTTGCGTCTCATCCTGACTTCATACTGACCAGGGTCCACATTAATTACCCGTGTAAATCCGATCTGATCTTCAACACTTCTGGTATACGACAACTCAAGAGTCGTCCAGTCTGTTGCTCCCGAAATCCGGTACTGAATGAGGATGCCTACAGTCTTGGATCTCTTTTTGCCCTTGCTGTTGTATTTGGCCAGGCCATTCTGAAAGTTAAGGTTAACCTCAATGCAGTCTGTCGTTTCTCCATCAGGACATGACAGGAACGGGCCAACCCAGTCATAATCGTCGTTCACGCCGGTTACCGAACCATCAAGAACCGTTCGTTGAATAAACCCTGTCCATGCAGGATCATCAGTGGTAACAGGATTTCCTGATGAATCAACAGAAACAAGAACCCTGCCAACGGTAATTGTGAGGCCTGAAATATCAGTAATTTTATAGCTGTAATCGGTTGGGTATAAAGTCAGGCGCTGGAGTCCTACAGGTATTCCGGCAAACTTTGTGCCAGTAGCCGAATCATAAGCGAGGCTGATGCTGGCTGGCACCGCTGCAGTTCCGCCCGTTGATTTTACCCCTGCGGTATCAACTGGTGAACTTCCAAATACACTGACAGGCAATGGACTGTGGGTGATTGAGCCACCAGCAAATGGGCTGCTTTGTTCGTCGATCACTACGCGGCCGGAATTATCACGGGCCCTCAAACCAGATGCATTGATTTGGCTTGTTATTGCATTTACCAGCCCACTCATGGTGACGTAGTTGCTGGTCAGCGAAACGGTGTAAGTTACCGATTTCCATGTGATTGTGAATGTTTGTGGCGTGCTACTGAAATCATACGTTGTAGGTGACGCGCTGGCCGCAATGCTCGCGGTGTTGCCGCCGACTCCTGGAACTGCAGGTACAGCTGGGCTGTAAGCCGCAACAAACAATTCAAACGTATCGTTGTTTACCTCCAGCGTCATTGCCATTCCAACAACCGGGGCCATTTCAGATACTGAACCATAAATGACGCTGTAACCGTTATTTATTTCAATGGTGTAGGTGTCTGGCGCTTCAATATCAATAATGGTTCCAACCGTCCAGGATGATGGAATTTCAGTATCCTCTGTAATTGTCGAACCAATCAGCGTTACTGTATTGGTATTAAAAAGTAATGCATCCGCTACGACACTCACGTTTTCTGGACCACTTGTTCCAAGATCAAGGCCTGCAGTACCGGATGTTGTGTTACCTACTTCAGGTGAGTTAAACCAGTTTTCTGTGCGTTTATCTGCTGATACATCAGCGCCAGGCGGATAGACGGTATAGGAAACGTCATCGCCAAATGCCGCAAAAGGCGTGTTACCGATACGCCATTCAGATGCTGGTAAAGTGAAATAACCGGCACCGACATTCAGAAACATATCGGTAACCAAGTTTTTTTCATTAACAAACCGGCTGACAGGCTGTACTACGTAATCTGGCCATACTCGGTATTTACCGAAAATTTCTCGGATAGGATCACCAAGTTTCGCACTGTTCGCTTTTGCCGGGTTAAGATCAATCTGATCGCCATTACCAGGCTGGCTATAGCCTCCGGTCTGCATATTGCTCATCATGTAGATGGAATAGGCAGCACTTGCTACAGCAACTGCTACTGCTGCCCAGGCAGCAATCTCAAGACCAGTACCATATGGGATGGGGTAAATTTTTACGTCACTTTCTGGACTAATTTTTATGGATGGCCATTCGGCATGTGATACCGGCTTACCATTTACCTCTATGGTAATTGGGTGTTCTCTGTCTAGAGTCCATCCATCAATATTATCGGCAAGCCAACCTGCAAGGCTAACATCACAATGTTCGTGAGTTTCCAGTGGCTCGCCTGGCAGCCTTGACGGGTAAATTCTGATTGTCACTGGTAATACTCCACTTTCACAAAACGACGTTCAAAACGAGACAGAGGAAGGAATGTGACATTGGATTTAGGGTTGCACTCAGCCGCATACAGAGAACCGCCAATATCGACGACAATACCAACATGCGTGACCATTCCGCCAGAATAACATGCAATACCGGCCCCGGGAGTTGGCTCACATTTAGTCAGTTCAGACATCAGACCACGAGCTTCTCTGTCAAGCCCGTTATCGTCCTTTGTCACCCCGGAGAACTCAGGCCACAAAGGCAAATCGAGGTCACGGCGGATTTCGTTAACTATCCCGAAACAGTCAAGCTCTGGGTAAACGCGGCCGCCTTTCAGCCAGGTGACTGAACGGTACTTATCAGGATTAAACATGGGTAGTCCTTACGTCAGATAACGAAGACCAGGGAAGTCCGGAAGTGTGTAACGGTAACGAGGCCAGGCGGTATCAAGGATATTCATATACCCTGCGGTAATCTGTACCTCTGTTGCTGTCCATGACCCGTTTTTAATAGCGAGCGTATATGGTGGAGCAGCAGGTGCTGACAGATCTGAAGAAACATAACGCCGAAATGTCAGACTGGCATTATCCAGACTATCGAGAGCATTCCTGATAGCTGTTGAAACAACCCCGTCAATATTGCTGATGGCAAATTTCAAATCCTGCGTACCGTCAGCGTTACGAGCTGGCAAAGCAATATCAATCGCTGATCCGATAAAGGTCGCTTGCCTACCGTCTTCCAGAGTCACCGTTACATCATCCCATCCACGTGTTAACCAGTAATCGACACCGCCAACCGTTATTTGCAGAGTATCTAAGATCACTTCACTACCACTGCTCGCATAGAGTCTATTTAAAACAGTCATGATTCTGGCCACTCCCTGTTAAGCGCAAGGTCGATAATATCCATCCCGGAAATAAATTCCGGGAACTGACCCCATGGAGGAGGAAGTAAAATTGCACGATCATAGAGTTCTAACTCTGCAGTGTACTGCCAGTAATTACCGCCGATGAGACTCGGCCCATCATAGATATCCGTGAACCGGCAGACCTTTGGTGATTCACCTCCCGGAGTACGGAGGTTCATGTTGAACCATGCCGCACCATCAGTTAGGGCATCCCTGAACCATGCTTCAAAGGTCTGGGCCTGCTTCTCAGTAAGCGTCCAGGTTACGCTGGCCATAGTCGGGGTGGACATATAACGGCGGCGCTGCCTTGCTCGTCCTGATGTCAGAGTGGTACGAAGTAGCGGGCTTACTGGTTTTAATCCATATCCATCCTGAAGAGGAACGGGAAGATAATCGTGCGGATAGGTAATGTTGGTTGTGATTGCCATTAGCCAGCCTTTCTCCTTACTCCCCAGCCACCAGAAAGAGATTTTGATGTCTTACCCTTCCCGCTTGCCAGATCGTCATTCACCATCTTATAGCCGAGCTGAGCGCCATCCCTTACAGCTTGCTTTAGCATCTCGATTGTTCTGGCATCAGGATCCCCATTCACATAAATCTGAGGTGCGTATGTTCCCCCATTGCCCTCACTGGTCTGCTTATTTACCCGGTCAAGCGTTGCATCCAGTTTTGCACTGGTCTTCGCCGTAGTAACTCGCTCACCTTGCTGCAACAACCATGTCCCGGTTTCAGGAACGCTATCAATACCATCGTGTGCCATACCGGAAAGGGCTGATACGCTGACACCTGCTACCAGGGGAGCAGTTATAGCTGCAGCTGCAGCCATTGATGCAGGCGCAAGCGCTGGGCCAACGATAGGGATTGCCGCTGTTGATGCGTAGGCTGCGAGCTGAGCCTGGAAAGATGTAGCCTGAGCATTACCTATAAGCGTTCCTGCTGCAGAAGCCTGAGCAGTTTTACCAACCAGCAACTGAACGCCCTGGTACACCAGCCACTGCGCCGCCATTTCAGTGAGTGTTTTAATAACAACCTGGCCAAGGTCAGCAAAAATATTACTGAAGAAATCACCTATATCTTCAGCCCCGGTGATTAAGTCCTGAAGGTTATCTGCTATGGAAGACGTTGCGCTATCAAGAATAGATGTCATCCCATCGGCAGCAATCTGATAATAGTCAGAAGACTTCTCAGCATAATCATTCAACGAGTCGAATATTCCGCTTTGCCAGTCCCCCATTTTGTCATCAGATTTTTGGTAATAATCCTCCTGTATTTCGAGACGTTCATTCAGTGCATCCTGCAGCGCCTGAGTCTCTTGGTCATACAGTGATTTTGTAATATCTCCACTCTGATACTGCTTCTGGAGATCGGCCTGTTTCTCAAGAAACCCGCTCTGGATATCCAGTAACTCCTGCATGCGCTGACGGGTTTTCTTGCCCATGCCAGCACCAACAAAATCTGCATCATTGGCAGACTTATCGTTTTGATTTTGCTTTCTGAGATTTGCTGCGAACTCTGCAAGCTTCAGATTTTCTTCATTGGCCTTTTTGAGAGCATTCAGCCTGTCAACCTCAGTAGCTAATTGCTGAAGCCTCTCCTGCTGCGCGGCATTAATGCCGGTTAGCTTGCCAGTTGTTAAATCAAATCTGAGTTTTTCAACCTCAGTTACTTCCTGATTTTTTTTCCCTGTTACGTCTATTAACGCGATTTGACGCTGATAACTTGTTTCCAGCGCCTTGAATGCAGACTCAAGTTTTTTTGCACCTGCATCAGGGGTGACTTTACCGTTGGTGCCACCAGGTGGAAGAGCAAATGGCTTGTCTGTCCCTACGGTGGCGGCCCCGAGAGGAAGATTACTTGGCTTTGGTTTTGCTAGTTCGTCCCTAGTTTTTAGCAGATCGTTTAACTCATCATTCAATGCCTTAACGCTGTCATCGCCACCAGTAATCCATGCAAACATGGATTTACCCTGGGAATACATTCCATCTCGACCTTCAATATTTTTCTGAAGGTAAGCGATTCTCTCATTAACCTGGTCGATATTTGTGAGATCGATTTTCCCGCTTAAAGCAGCAAACCGGTTCCTTGTACTTGCTGCCAGTTGCCCTGCTCCTCCGGCAGCCTTAACCAACCACCCGGCAAGCTCAGCGACCTCAGAGACGAGATCAGAAATGCCCTGCAATACCACAGGATCGGTCAGTACGTCGTGAAGCTTATCGAGAGAGTTTTGCAATGGTGTAAGGTCAACTTTTGCCAGACCAGCTGCAATCTCCATCTTCAGGCCAGCAACCTGAGCTTCCATGTCTTCGAATAACTGGTTCACCTTCACCAGATCATCTATTGATGAAGGGTCTGGCGCTACTCCGTAGTCTTTTGCCAGATCAATAAACTGTTTCAGTTTTTCATTATTGTTATCAAACAGCGGAAGAAGTTTTGAAAGGTCGTTACCAAGACTTTCCAGAATGGTAGTCTTTTCGGCATTGGTCCCGATCTTACTCAGTGATTCACCAATCGCCAGAAGCTGTTTGTCAGGGCTTACTTTTGATAATTTCTCAGCAGAAAGGCCAAGCGCATTTAGCGCATCAACAGCCTCTCCTGACTTGTTCAAAACCGCGTCGCCAATCTTATCGCCAATATCTTTGAAGATATCGGCCATCTGATCGCCGGATACGCCTGCCTTTTCAGCAGCGAATTGCCAGGCTAAAAGCTCCTGTGTTGATATCCGTAAAGATTTTGCCCAGCGATCTGTTTCTGTGATCTGCTTTGAAGTGCTTTTCAGCAACTGAAACCCTGCCGCACCTACGGCCAGACCAGCAGTTACAGCTGCCGCACCAATACCAGCCAGCGCCGCACTGGCTGATGCCGCATCATCCTGTACCTGTTTACTCCACTTTGCTGAGGCGCGTTCTGCCTGATTAAGACCTGCAACAAATCCACCCGTTTTTGCAATCAGGTCGATTGTGAGTGTACCGAGATTTTTCCCAGCCATAATTTATGTCCACTCCTTCATGGCCTCTTCGAGAGTGATCGCGGGCGCGTTGATGTGGGGGGTGAAGTCGGTAATTCTGAAAGGTGGGGTATCTTTACCCCGGTTGACGTTTGCCAGCACAGAAGCAACCAAACCGGCAGCCCATTCGGTACGCATCATTGGGTTAAGGCTGCCAAATTTAGAACGGTACGCTGACCAAATTTGATACTCCCTGATGCTCAATAACTCCTGGGCTTCAGTAATGGTTCTTCCACCTATGCCATTGAGAACTAATTCACACCAGAATTCGTCTTCTGCACTGAGCTCTCCTTTCCCAGAGAGTTAACTTCCTGTATTGCTACGAGCAGGGCAATTGTCAGGCTTCCGTCCAGTGCGCCACGTTCCGGGTCAGCATGACCGGTAATATCATCAGGAGTGAACACAGGATCGCCATTTTCGTCACAAATTGAAGATGCAATGCGTCCAGCAACACCGTCCGATTTCCCAGTTACGGAAAGAATGTCGAACTTTGCCGCATGAAAACCCATAGGACGAACATAAGTGGTGGCCACATGCTTATTGCCGTCCTTGTCGGTCCACTCAATTTCCTTTTCTACCGGGCGGCCCGTAAATGCACCTACATTTTTAATCGTGTCGAGCGTCAGTTTCATTTCTTTGTTCCGTCAAAAGGCGGGGTTTCCCCCGCTCAGGTTAAATAGAACTTAACTAGTTGGTTGCGCTTTCGGGATCCATACGCCCTGACCAGAGCGCTGAATAGTCGCGGATGTCTGAACAACGGTGTTAGCCTGGAAGTCAAACGGGAAGTCAGATACATAACCCTGGAATACATACCAGGTACGGTCGTCTGGAAGAACCAAACCATCAACCGCATCAGGATCGCTCGTGGTCGCCGCAGTCGGAACTGATTCACCGTCTGCCCAGCCAATCGCGAATGTTAAATTCGCCTGGTCATTTGATTCAGCAAGGTTGCTCAGCAAAAGGTGACTATCGTTCGCTGGGTCAGCGTTCAGAGCAACGGTAGCCTGTCCAGGAGTACGCAGGCCTTTTTTGTACTGGCGGGTATTCCGTTCACTGAGACAGGTATCCTCAATCTGATCAGCAGGGCTACTGCCGGGTGAAAACGAAGTAATACATTCAATTTCGCTCACGACACCATTCGCGAGCACATACATCTGTGTGCCTTGAGTCACTACTGACATAGTTATCTCCGGAAATAAAAAAACCGGCTCAAGGCCGGTGAGTGGAAGGGTTTGGTTTATCGTTTTACAAACCAGTCGACATCAAATGAATATCGGTAACGGTTGGTATTGGGGTCGCGAGTTTGTCCACCCCAGCGGGTAATATTGGCTTTAGTCTGGATTGCATTTCTGATTGCTTTTGCTACTGAAATGACTTCTTCATCAGTATTGCCATAAATGTCAACCTGCAGGGAGAAGCGGTCAATATCAGGGATCTGATTGAGGAAGTTTTCTGGCTCTCCACCTGGTATGGTCTGCCACACTGCATAAGGGTAAGTGACATTGTCATTTTGCATACCAAATGGATAAAGCCTAACCGGGTCAGAACCGAGAAGATCTGTTACCGCCTGGCTTGCTGCACAAACAGGAAATATCGGGGGGATCATGTTGGCACTCCTTTTTTCTGAGCGCGCGAGATTGCTCTATCAATGGCCTTTTCAAATTCAGAAGAAAAAGTGCTGATAACTTGCATATCCACACCATTCATGGCTGGCCTCAATATTGGATGAGCTTGTGCGTGCTCCGTTCCAAACTCCAAAAAACGCCAATAATAAGTTGCTCCTCCGGGGTTTCCTTTCCCTGCACCAGATATTTCACCCATGCTTTCCAGAAATGCTTGTCCTAGTCTGGATCTTCGTCTGTCAGATTTTCTTTGGTCTCTGGCTTTTACGTTGGCTCTGGCACCACCTAAAACACCGATTCTGAAACCTATGTCTCCGGTAAGTCGATATTTTCTGTTATCAAATTTAGCGACAATGTTTTTATAAATAGCCTCTCGCGTTAGGGGGTCATCGACCCTTTGTGCATTACCTCTTGCTCTATCCCTGATGATGTTGGCAGCTTTTCTTAGCGCTAGTCTTCCGGCCTTGCTTTGTGTAACTTCACTTATCGCTGACATTTTACCCAGGAGAGAATCTAGCCCTTCGATATTAACTTCAACACCATCAGCCATCTTTCACCCCCTGAGAACATGGGAGAGTGAGGTATTCAAGCCCACTATCAGGATCAGGAAGAATCCCCTCTACCGCGTAAATTTTTCCTCGGAAAGTAATCCTGTCCTGATTCTTAATATCCTCCCGATATCGTATTTTGACGCGGGCAATTAACTCAACATTAGCGGCCTGAGAGGTGATGAACTCTTTGACGGAAACAGGTGTTACTTCAGCATAAACATCTGCAATTTTTTCCCAGGAATATGACATAGCGCCGGTAGAAGGGTTTTGCACGCCTGTTCTGCGCTCAATGCTGATCCTGTGCCTCAATTTTCCGAGGTTCATCTTCACCTCACTTTTCTGTCACTCAGGTAAGTTTGCTGAGGGAGGTTATCCTCTTCAACTTCTTCGGCCAGCGTTTGCATTATCAATTTGCAAAGTGACTCATTCGAGTTGGCCAGACGGTTAATTGCCTCAGTTTGTTTTGTCTGAGCTGCTGTCTGGGCTTTTAGCGCTGCCAGGAGTTCTGTTACGAGTTGCTCGTTCATAGGCTTTTTTCATCCATTTTTTTATCCATTCACGGCGGCGGGCACAACCTGCACAAGCCATATCAACTCCTTAAATTATTGTCGGCCTTCGAAGGTCATAAATAAGCATGGTGACAGCGTAAGGGAGTTCACCCTGCTTCAGTTTTTCTTCTTCCTCACCGCCGCGGTTCCTGTCCAGATAGCCCAGCAAAACAAGCAAGGCTGTCTGGCAACGCTTAAGCGGCTCTCCCTCTACCAGAACCCCGGAACTATCTACAACGAGCTCACGACTTCCCTGAATGAAAGACAATATGGCAGCGCTTCCGCCCTGTATTTTCATCTCAAGATCGGAGTCTCCATAATCATCATCAATTCGAAGGTGAAGCTTTGCTTCGTCAAGGTCTACCAGTTCAATCATGGTTTATCCCTCAGGTCCCGCCCCTTTTTAACTGCAAGCGTCCAACCTTTTGTACCTGGTTCACCTGGCTTATCTGCAGTTTTTTTATTGCAGTGCCATAGCGAACCAGCCCAGGTGACGGTGTCTCCAGGTTCGTACTCTTTACCCGCCTTAAATACATCGCGGTAAATGGTGACCGGGATAGCAAAGGTTTTTACGTCAACAAGTCCGCTAGCTTTTTCAAGTGAGATAGTGAAGAGACGTTCTTCATCCTGCTGGATGTTGACCCCGGCGACACCGTCCACAATGCATTCCCATCCGCGCATTCCATCGGTCTTCTGATAAGAACGCCATAGCCCTCCTTTGTGAGTTGCATATGTTCCACGCGGGTAGGATTTTGTTTCATCAATGCACGGTTCTAATTCAATTTGCAGTGCATCGCGACCATCGCTGGGGATGACTGGTTCAGGAATCTCAGACACAGCCAACTTCACCGCATCGTTGACCAGTTGCGTAACGTCTGGCAGATCAGGAGCTACCGGTGCTGGAATTTCGGAGACTGCGGCTTTCACCGTATCGTTGACCAGTTGAATAACGTCAGGCAGGTCAGGAATTACCGGTGCCGGAATTTCGGCAACGGCGGCCTTCACCGCATCGTTGACCAGTTGCGTAACGTCAGGAAGCTCAGGAATTACCGGTGCTGGAATCTCGGCCACGGCGGACTTAACCGCATCGCCTACCAGTTGCGTAATGTCAGGCAACTCTGGCACTACCGGTGCTGGAATATCAGCTACAGCAGCCTTCACCGCATCAGTAACGAGACTCTTCACTTCCCTTTCAAGCTGAGATTTCATAGCGGTGATGATATCCCTCACCTCTTCACCGATCGCCTGAATGATAGATAATTCGCGCTCATCCATTGTTAATAATCCCTCTCAGTGAAGTTTTTACGAATGACTTTTCAACCAGAGAAATGGCTGATTTCGCAGGTGGCGTAGGATCAGAAGTATTTTTACCAAATGGGTTATCTGACGCATCGCGCCTTGCAAGTGCAGGGAGGCTGAAGTTTTGCTGTTGCAGGTAAAGAGCATCTCCACCTTCAACAGGTGGAAGGTTTTCACTTTTTCTTGCTTCGTTAGGTGTAAGAATTGTGTTTTTAACCCCTTCACCAAGTGCTTTCATTCTGCGTTCGCTATCCATGCGCAGCAATGCTCCAATATCAAGCTCAACACGCTTATTTTGGCCAAGTTCGAAGGTTTCCTTAAGCAATGCCTCAATTGACTCAATGAGCACCTGAAGGCACTGTGAATAGTATTGCTGTTCAAGTGCCTCCACGTTGTCAGAACTTGGGATTTCACCGACTCCAGCCTTATATGCCGGTACGTGAAATGCTGAGCAAACCATTTCAGCAGAAAGTTTTTGCTGTTCTACCGTCTGTGCATCCACTGCAGACATGGTAATTGCTTTATATTCAGCTCCACCAGATAGCAGCCCAGTTTTACCTGCGTTCTCACCGGTATAACCTACATCCCATGCCGCCTTAATTTCTTTTGCTTTTTCAGCATCAACAGCGCCAGGGATGGTAATCACGCCGCTGGGCTTACCGCCGTTTTTAAAGAAGAATGCTGAACTTTCCTGAATGTGTTTACCCTGCATTGCAGCCAAGCCACAGGCGTAGATAGGTGAAATACCAATCAGTGGGTGAAACAGGCAGTTAAAACGGTCATGAATGATCTCTCGTGCCGGCACCGTAACCTGTGTAGGGAGGCCGCTAATCTGGTCAGGGCTAATCTGATAAAATACAGAGCCATCATCAGCAACCAGAGGGATAACTTTATCCGGATCAAGAATGCGAAGTTCTGTAATCTTTCCTGCACTGTTTTTTACCTTCATCACGTATGTATTACCGCGTGAAAGCTTAGAGTTCATCCATGTTTCAAAGAACTGAATCGTGTTCTGAAACTGGTTTGGTTTGGTGATAAGAGTATCGAAACTGGCATCAGAAACATCCTTCCAGATACCGTTAGAATCCTTTGACTGAATAGCAGGTGACATCTTAGAAATGTCACTTGCTATTAACGTAATGCAGGAAAACACTGCATAGTATGAAAGTACAGTTTCATTCCTTACTTCCATATTACGCTGCCATGCCCCACCAAATGGCTCACGAACGTAAGAAAAAAGTGGAGTCCATACGCCGGATGGTGGTTGCTGTAGTGCTTTCTCTTTCCGTCTAAAAGGGTTCCACATCAGCCATTCTCCGCGTTTTCTTTTTTGTTTTTACGCACCTCTGCTTTTTTGCCGGTTACGTATTCCGCTTTTTTCAGCAGAACCAGTACCTTTGCGCACTGGTCATTCACAATTTTCTCATCGCCTGGCAATGAGTCATGTGTACGCTGAAGGTATCTGATTTTTGCCATCTGAAATGGCGGGGTTTCCCCCGCCCTCCTGTTTAGCTTGTGGACCCAGTGCTGTAATCAACACCAGAGATAACTGCTACGGCTGCATCGCGACGGCGTTTCCAGTTAATCCAGCGTTCAGCTCGAATTGCCACGCTGTTCGTCTGGAACATGGATACAAGTTCAACACCAGTTGGTGTCGTGCTGTCATGGGTCGGCGCACTCTGCATTTCCAGAGAAGCCTCGCGAGACATATCCACCGCAACACCACCATCATCTGCCAGGTACACATCAGGCGCATTAACCAGTACCAGCTGATTACCAACGTACTGAGAAACAATAACTGGCAGCCCCTGGAATGTACCGCCAAGCATGGTCATATCCGGGTACTCTTTCTGACCAAGCGCGTTTTTACGCATAGACAGAGTAAGTGCCGTAGTGCTTGACATCAGCCATACCGCGCCATTCGGTTGCAGGTTGTTTGTGATGAACTGGCCGAACGCAGCGGAGGCATCGGCATCCGGGTCACCAGTTGAAGGGATAGCAGTAATGCCGTTGGTGATGGATGCTGGAGAAACATCAGCAACCGCCGCTTTAGAGGGGTCAATGAAGTCTGTATCCAGACGTGCGATTACCGCTTCCGCCAGGGCATTACGTACCAGTGCGTCAGCTGAAGGGTTTGAGAAACGGATCAGCTCTTCAGTAAGCACCGCGATAGAAGCCACTTTGGAGAAACCGAAGGTGATCGTTGCGAAATCAAATTTTGTCAGAGGTTTCGCTTTACCCTGGCCAACCCAGTTTGCTGAACCACCTGAAGTCTGAGCAGGGATACGGACATTAAATGGTACCTGACGCAGTGACGGGATATTACCCTGACCGAAGCGGCCGATAATCGTCTGAGGACGCAGGAACTCAACAAAGTCTTGCGCATAATCCTGGTATTCCACCAGCGCGCCTGCCCATGTTGGGTCTGTCGTAGTGCCAGCACTGACAGCCGCCTTCAGAACGTGATGAAGCTTTGTGTCTTCTGGGTACTGATTTTTTGCAATCTGCAGCGCTTCAGAACGGCTGCCGTTCCCCGCTGCCAGTGATTTGGCAAAGCGAGCGAACGCGATACCTTTTTCCAGCTTAGGCTCAACGCGAATGATAGCCGGGGCCTGGCTGACAACAGTTACTTCGCCATTGGCCGCTTTGGTTACTGGTTTAGCCGTAGATGCCATGTTGGCTTCCATATCACGTAGACGTTTCAAGTGTTCGTCTACTGATTTGATTTCAGCCGATGTGTTGTCGTAGCTTTCTGTTTCTTCAGAATCGAGCGTTCGGCCTTCATCTGCAGCTTTGCTCATGATTTCGCTCAGTGAACCAGCCAGCGCCGCACGTTTGTTTTCAAAACTTTTGATCTGTTCAGCGATATTCATCGTTGGTTTTCCTTTTTGAGAAGATTTATTCGGTGCTGAAGCGCCAGCAGAATTTATGGTTTTAACTACCGGTTTCTCAGTGCCAAGCGCGGCGAGTAACTGGCGGTCAAAAGATTTAACCGTTTGAATTGAGCACTCGGCGTTAGCCGGGATCGTTACAGCAGAGACTTCAAGTAGCTCCCATTCGAGAAAATGGATGCCGCCTGAGTCCAGAAATGCGTATTTAATCGGCCTGAAGCCAATTGAGAGGCCTTTTACAAGACCTGATTTGATAGATGCCCATGCTTCTTCAAGCCTGGCTACCAACTGCGATGGCATGTCAGATGTTGGTTTAACAAGTTGCGCCGTGATCTGAAGTCCCTCTTTCACTTTCTTTGCAGAGCAGTTCCCGATAGGTTGGGTTCTGTCGTGCTGCCAGAGAAAGGGGTTTTCACTACCAAACTTCGCGCCGTCAGGGTCCATAATGTCGCCGTCACGGTCAGGTGATGGTGTGGAGGCAATCCCGGTAATTATCCGTTTGTCCTCATCCACAGCTTTCACCGTCATGATCGTACATGCGCGGTCAAGCTTCATTTACTGTCCTCCAGAAACGAAAAAACCCGCCGTAGCGGGTCATTAACTGACGTGTGATTTATATGAAAAATACCTGGTAATCTTTTTTCTTCGCTTCGGGATTAAGAGCCATTAGCGAAACGGCATTGAACAGGGCCATTAGTGGGTCAATTTTCCCCTTCCCGCTGGCCTGCTTGGTAATGAGGATTGCGTTACCTTTGGGTTCTACCCTTGCGTTGCCAACACACCAGGCCATTAACGGCTGACCGCCATGAATAAGAACACCCTCCGCAAGCTTGCGCTCTGTGGTCTTTATCGCACCACCAAGCCGCCAGCCCTGACTCACGCCAACTACCGAATCTTCAGGTATTTCAGCCTCAACGAGAGCATCAAGGATCTGACCAACTCCTGAAGGGTCAATACCAATTTTGTCCAGCAGCTCCGCATCATTGATACGACTGACATATTCAGCCACTTCTTCTGTGTCCTGTCCTACGCGCTTAACGATGGTCAGATCACCAGCCTTAACGAAATCGTTGAAACGGGATTCTTCGCTTTTACGGCGGCGTACTGCAATTTCATGTGCCCAGGCATGCCCCCATCCAATCCATTCACGGGTGTTTTTGTCGCGCCCGATCACATAAAGACCAAGAAGGTCATCCAGTCCACCGCCATCTATCCCAACAGTAGCAACCTCAGCACGCTGCAGGATATCGGTGAAGGTAACTGGCCTGATTTGCGGCTCCCAGAAATCAACACCAGCCCAGCGGTCTGTCCTGAGGTTAAGGCCTATTTCGATATTAAGGTGCTTTGCCAGAAACTGCTGAAGAGTGCCGTCTGTTTTGGCCTGGTTCTTACGAAGCTGATCGGCTATCCACTCAGCACTGACAGAGCGTCCAATATTTGGGTTCGTGATGTAAAAATTATCAGGGTCGAGATATGCTTTTTTCTCAACCATTTCCTCAGGGAATTCGTATAGGATACCCAGCGTTTTTTGGTCGAGTATTTTCCCGTCCCTGACATCACGCCAGTAATCCAGTCGTTCCTTGAAAACTCCAGCCGGAGGCTCATCACTCTGTGTGGTAAGAAAAATTACCCAACCTTCATTACGTGATACCTGACCGCCAAGCGCCTCCATAAACATCGCTTCAGCATTAGAGCGTTTTCCGAACAACCAGAGCTCGTCTACCAGGATGCGGCCAGATTTTTTACCGGAAACCGTGTCAGTATCAGCGGCTACAACTTTGAGGGTATTTCGTGTTATCCGATGCGTGATTGTCCTGATATGGTCCTGTATCTGGAACATATCTGAAAGTTCATCGTCCGCCCGTATCATTCCGGCTGCTGGCTTGAAGCTGTTATCAGCAACCTCTTTTGTTGGGGCCAGGATCAGGTGTTCTTCATCCTCACGCCAGCAAAGTATGAGAGCGGTCAGCATAATTCCGGCAGCAATGGTTGATTTGGTGTTTTTCTTTGAAATCAGTAACCCATACTCACGTATAAGCTGGTTCCCTGTTTCAGCATCGTAGCCACCAAAGATGACCTTAACAAAATCAAAAACCCATTCCTCAGAACATTCGCCGAAGGTTGGCTTCCCTGGTAAATCAGAAACCCGCAACTCACGAAAAATACCAAGCGCCTGCTCTGCCTGATCAGGGAAAATTGGTGGCGGGATGATTGACTCACCGGCAATTAGTCGCCGTTCCCAATCGAGGCAGGCGGTAGACCACTGAGCCATACGTTACACCTTATTGTTGACCACCAGCTTTGGTGGTGCCATGGCACCGAATTTACTGGCAGTGGCTGCAACCTTCGCGGCGGCGTGGCGGGCATCTTTTTTACCCCCCTCACCTTTCTTAGGATGGAGATAAGGCAACATTGCCTTTGCCGCATCCTTTCTGGTGTCAATTTCTTCTGTGGTGTCGTTCATTACCGACTTAAGAAATTCGAGAGGGTCTTCAAAGGTTTTTACTGTGCTGTTAACTACTGGAGGTGGTGCAGTGCTTTCATCCCTGGTCGGTACATCATATGGATCTGCAGCACGTTTCTTGTTGATAAACGCGATGACATCCGGGTCTTTTGCCAGCCGTGAACCCTGTGACCTTGCGGTTTTCTCGGAATAACCGGCCTTACGGGCTGCTTCAGCCTGGGATGAACCGGACATCAGCGCCAGTGCGTATTTGCGCTTTTGTCCTGTTAACACGTTAACACCCTCCAAAAGGGAATTTTTTCTGTGCGTGAGAGGGGGCGCGGTGTCCAGCGCGATCGGCGTTGACACCCGCTAATACCCCCCCCCCGGGGTTTGGTTAGAGAATTACGATGCCGTCTTGTGAATTATCTTTCGGCACTGAGTGCTTCAGAGCCTCACTGTCAGGCTGGTTCATTGATGCTTCACGCGATGACTTACCTGAGTGGCACTCGATGCACAGCGTCCACAGGTTGCGCTCATCGTTTTCACCGCCAAACTGCAGTGCTATTCGGTGGTCAAGCTCACTGTCATGAAGATCTACTACGCGTCCACACATGCAGCAATGGCCACCATCACGAACATATATCCTGCGCTTAAGGCCAACCCTTGCACTTCCACTTACTCGGCGGTTCTCGCCATATACAGGTTTAATGCGGCGGGTGTCGATAGCTTTAAGACGCGGCTTCAGCGTCTTTAGTTTTCCCATCGGTTGCTCCAGAATCTTTTATATCCTTTAATGCCCTCACCGCAGGCCGAGACATGACGATGCTTTGACACGCATGGATAGCCTGACAAAACTCTATGCGCTCATTGGGGTGTTCTACGGGAAGTTTTAGATATAGGTTCCAGGCTTCACCTAGCATCTGAGCTACATCTCTTTCTTCTACACTCAAATAACAAGGAATTGACTCTTCTTTAGACATGTAACCTCCATGCCTTGCGGCGTTCTGTTCTTGGTTGCTTATCTCTCGCAGGTTCAACAGGCTTCCCATCAGCATGATCAACCAATGAATAACACGGGTAGATGACTGGTCCTCCGTGCGCATCACCCACGGCATAATCAGCAGCTTTACTGTGGCTCCATTTATCCAACACTTTCTGGATATGCTTTGGTGGGACACAGTAGCAGACTCCGTGTATCAATCGCGTGAGCGTGATGAATTCAGCCCGAGACTTATCAGCAGCGATAAGCTTCGATGCAATCTCAAGCTGATACTGAGGTGGCCTTCCTGTACCGAGATAGAAGCTGATAAGTGAATCTGGGTAGCGCTCAATCCAGTCGTAAACAGAAGAGATAAATCCTTCCACTGGCAGAGCATCATCCTCTAACACAACAACGTGGCAGCCTTGCTCTTTTGCCCACTCAAGTGCGCGTCGATGGTTCCAGTTCGCGCCATGGTCTTCGTAGTCAATGAGCATGTGAGCATCGAGTATGCCGCATAGCTCCTTAGCTGCATCAATGCGCTTATGATGGCCAACCACAACAAACTTCACTTGTGTTTCCACCATGCCGCCTCCTTACCGATACCATCAGTCTTGAAAACGGTATGAACCATAGGGCCGGTGACCAGCCTGTCAGCGAATAACTGCGCGACAATACCGAACGCCAGCATGTCACCCACCGCAGCGCCAGCCTGTTCTTTCTTCCAGAAACGATAACTCTCTATCCGGTAGTAAAGACGGATGATGCCGTGAGCGAACGCCATTACATCAGTGCGGGTTCCACCCAGCAGACCAGCGTTAAGCATCACATCGCCGCGGTGCGTTTCAATGAATTCCTGATAGATACGCTCAGGATGATTCTGTTTCGCCCAGGTGTCGGCGTAGGTCTTCGGTTCAGAACCGACGTATACAGTGCCGGGATGCATTTCTTCCCACGGTGCACGGAGCATTTCTACATCGGTACCATCGGTACACCAGACGAACCGGTATTCAGGGTGATCGCGCAGGTGCTGCCAGATATGCAGCCAGCGACGGAAGTAGACATTCATCTTCACGTCAGAAACGCGATGCAGCTCAACGTCTGCCGGTGCCGTCTGAAGTTCATCCACCAGCGCGATACGGCCACAATTCCGAAGCGATGAGGCCCATTTAGACAGCATGTCAGGCGAGGCCGTCATTTTCGTGCCGCGCTGAGGGTCAGGCTGACTGGTCAGTAACGTAGTGATTACCACGTCGCGTTGCCGCCGGTACTCCACATAACCGGTAAACCCGGTATCGCGCCGTTCGTTGTGGATTTTAACGTTACGTTCCACCAGCGCCTGCCGGTCTGGTTTCGGTACCGAACGCTCCACGGCCTCATGCTCATCGAGAGAATGAATCAGCTTTTCTGAACCGACGACGTCACCGTAAGCCCACGTCGTAAGACCAGCGTTATGGATGCGCAGGGCAAGGTCGCTGTGTTCGTACATGCCGCGACCGTAAACCGGATCGAAACCGCCAACCTTCTCGATAGCGCTACGGTGGTAATACAGCATCACGCCGCGCTGCCCGGTGTAAGCGATGTGCTTATCATCCCGGTACAGGACCGCCATATCCTTCAGCTTATTCGTCCCTGCCAGATCGAGAAACTGGTAAGCCAGGTGCGGTTCGGGTGATTCGATGTATGGAAGGTGCCAGTTATCAGCGATGGGCCAGGCGTCATCGTCCCAAAGGAAAAGATGCTCACACCCGGCGTCCATCAGCGCGGTTAAACTGGCGTTCTTCGAAGCAACAATGCCGAGTGATGTTTCATGGCGAAGCAGCTGCACGCCGTGGGGAACTACCGCTGCAGGCTTTGAGCCATCGTCTATCACAACCACCAGCGCACCAGATGGAAGATGCTTCATGTGCTGCTCAATCGCGCGTAGTAACACTTCAGGACGATTATGAGTAGTGATTGCTATCCCGATTCTGCTGGAGACTATGCTGGCAGGTTCATACTGAACACCATCAATTGTGACCTTCGGCATATGTTGATCCTGCTCTTTTATGTTTTTAGTTTTCCAGATGATAAATTGATTGCTCAATCAACAAAGGGCATAAAAATGGGTTTAAAAATTACAGGTTGCATCGTTCAGCACGTAGGAACCATTGTCAGGGCTCCAGAAGGTTTTGATATATCCATTGATTCATCATCACTTCATAACGTTGGGACAATTGCTGATATTTATGAGAAAAAATCAGAAATTTTAAAGGCTCTCGGTATAGATACCAACACGCCGGAGGAAGTGCTGAAATCAGTTGTACAGGAGATGAGACACTCTCCTAACGAAACTGAAGAGAAACGTTTACAAATCGTGAAGAACTCCAAGCTGATGGAATTCATATCGACTTCTGCAAACCTTGCAACCATCGCCACATTCATATTTGAGGTTTCAAAACTGGTTGTTTGAGAAAAGTTGCACGCCCCTTTCACACCCATTACGAAGTTATTCTTCTTTAATGGGGGTGAAAGGTTCAGTAGTTAACTTCCAGATTCAACTCCAAACAGAAGCAGGGCTTCTTCCGACTCTTTGATAGCTTTAGTCGTTCTGGCCACCAGCCCGCTTTCAGATGTTACCCGGCTTAACTGGTTAACGAAGATTTGATACTTCAGCGGATCGTCACCAACAAACTTAATCGCGTCTGCAGCGGCGGCAGTGTCGTAGTTCAAGTTCTGCAGCAGGTTTAAGCGGATTTGCTGGGCAGGTGTTACCGTGATTTCAGCCATTGCTGTTCCTCTGTATGGGGTGATTGGCATTACTGCTATTTTACGATGCTATCAATTTGATCGCCGAGGGTGGCCGTCTCGCGTATCTCCTGGACAATATAGGAGGCATGCTCACGGTTTACGGCGTATATAGTGAAGGAGAAAGAACGCCCATCTGCATCGGAAAAGTTAACAGAGAACGGGTACCAGTCTTTCCCTTCGTGATGAACGGATCCAGGCATGCTTGCCATGCTTTATCCTCTGGTGGGTATATTGATTGTCTTATCCGCTGGTGGGGATAGGATTAGATTTTTCTTAGCATTGGCATCCGATGACACCATGGAAAGTAATCAATAGGCTTTAAATCTCTGTATTCAATTACTCTACCGCAGCATAAGCACTGATAAATTGTCATGCTGTCACCCTCATGCATTGTTGATGGAAACCATTATCAAGCCCACCAGCAGGTGAGCTTTGTAATGGCTATCCGTCAGCAAAAGAAACACCGAGGTCGATGATGACTTTTTTCTGTTCCTCAATACGACGTTCAAGCTCTGCTACCGCATGAGGGCGGATTGCCTCTTCAAAGGCAGCATCCTGATATGCTGACTGGATAGTCACACCGAGACCACCTCCGCCAGCGATGAGATCGCGCTGTTTTTGCAGTTCTCGAATGTTTTCCCAGATGCTATAGGCACGACTTAAGTCCTGAACTTTCATCTGTGTCTCTCTTTTGGGTGGGTATGGAAATATCCCCGCTATTGAATGTGAACACAGCAGCATGCTTCACTCCTGTTTCTGGCAGTTCGCCTGCCACGCTTTGTTATGCGCCAGGATGTCTTTCTTCGTCTGGCGGTCCATAACGTCGATGTCGTGATCCGTCAGGTAGATTGGACTTACCCATTCGCAGGCAGTATCAACTACCACCGGGACGCTTCCACGATTCGCGCAGCTCGCGGTTAACATCGTCATCAGGCATACGGCTAATAGTCTGCTGAACATTCCTTGCCTCCTTAATGACTTCTACGCAGCGTTCTGCTGAAGCTTTCATTGCTGCGGCCTTTTCTTCTGTGCGCTGCTGGTCTGCTTTCGCTTCCGCTTTGCTGGTGCCGCGTGAATGCCCAATGCCAAAAGCACCAGCGATAGCCGCCATTATCAGGGCAGCAATACCGACGATTGTTTCTAATCCCATATCAACCTCACACCAGTACCGTTTTGGCCTGCCCGAAGCGAGCGCGACGATCTTCCAGTCCGTTCGTGCCGCCGTTGATAATCTTCGTCACCTGCATCAGGTCGCCGGAATACTTCAGGCATCCCTTAGTAGCAAAGAACCACGCTGCGCTTCTGGCTGCATAAACATCTTCGGCCAACAGTTCAGGCTGCTTAACCAAATCAACCTTCAAGCCGTTCCCACAATCACGGTAGTTATTGAGGCCGGTAATCTGGATAAGTCCACGCCCACGGTACAACCAGCCGTCGCCGGGAGCGTTGTTCCCCATGCGTTTGCTGTATACCAGGTTAGCGATAGCTCGCTGCCGTTCAATGGGTAATGTTCGTTCTTCAGGGCGGCGTCCAAGCGCGTTTGCCTGATCAGTAGTGATGCGGCCTGCTCGGATGAAGTTAACAAGGCCAGCAATGCGATAGTTGAAGCTCTCCACCAGCAGAATGAACCCAGCTGATTCATGCCCTGCCTGAGCAATGAACATTGCCTGATCTACCGGATTGGTGATGCCAAACTCTTTCATCGCATCACTGACTGGCTGAAACCAGCGCACAGCTAATTCGGCGCTTAACCCAGCCGCCTTTTGAAATTGTGATTGGTTCATTAGTGCCTCAGTGCATCAACCAGACGCGCTACGTTTCCCCGAGCCCAGAGAACGGCAGCACAAATCAGGACGTTCACCAGCACCACAAACCAGTGCGATTCATGGTACAGGCCGAACAGGTAACGGAAAGGGACGCTGGCATATACCAGCACCGTGAAATAAGCCATCAGCGATATCAGAGGGCGATGTCTCGCCCCACCGCGCTGGTAGAACATCAAAGCAATAACGATCACCGCACAGATAAGGGCGTTCACCATTGCTGTAGGATCACTTGCCACCATTGCTGGTCCCTCCACCACGTAAACGAGAGAGAATTCCAAACAGGCTACCCAGATCCTGACTGTTGACGAAAGTCAGCAGCTTAATTGCAATAGCAGCTACGATTACCGCGCCAAGCGCATCAAGCGGCCTGTCGCTATACCCCGTCCATTTGGAGAAGTAAGAGCCAAGCAGCGGTGCACCGATGACACCGAAGATAAATGAGGTGATGAAGTAGCCCACCAGTTTAAGGCGGCTGATATTAACCGCCGTAGCGACGTAGAACACCGCACCAGCAAATGCGCCAAACACCACACCGTAATCAATTCCGGTTGCCAGGCCAAACATGCTGGCCCCCATCAGACCACCAGCAGCTACCGTAGTGCCAGAAACAGGATCGGACATTTAGCCCCCTCTTATTGCCGTGAGTCCTCTCAGAACGAGGGGAAACAAAAAAGGCCGCCATTTGGCAGCCCTTAGAAACAACAAAACCCCGCCGTAGCGAGGTTTTTTATATTTTCTTTCTAACCGTGGACATACAAAGCCCATCGTTAGTGTCAAATTACATCAAAAACGGCAACATTGCAAGCATCGTGACGTTAAATTACGCGATATCCGTCAAATTATCGTTTCGTGTTACTTTTTTCAGTTGGGTGTTTGAATAGCTCTCCTCCTGAAAGCAGCGAGAAACAAGCATTTCGTAGAATGGTTTCCAGCTGTAGCGCCAGGTGCGATCAGGAAGACTTGGCAGCTCAGAGAATATTCCCCGGTAAGCAACAGATGACTTTGGCCTGCTGTAACCGCGCCCTTCGCAGCGCTTGCATTCCTTATAAACAGGTACGCCTTGCAGCTCAGTTGCTTTGCGGTCCAGTGTCTTACCTGTTCCTCCACACTGGCAGCGCTTACTTATTTTCCCGGTACCGTTGCATTTTGCGCAGAGTGATTGCTCAACGTTCTTCACCTCTCGTTTCTTTTCAAAAGATGATGGCGACTGTCCGAGGTCTTTTGCCCACTGAGGAATCCTCATTGTGTAATGGCTTTTGGTGACCGTACCGACTTTTTCAATTAGACCTTTACCGTTGCATTTTGGACAATCGGATAAATCAGCAGCTGACGATGCATAGTCGTTATAGGCGAACTTGGCCATGATGAGCATACAGAGGGGAAATTTCTTACCTGCGAGACGGCGTACAGCAAAAGGCGCGGATTGCTTGGCATATTCAGCAAGCCAGTTTATTGAAGCTTCTCTGTCCTGCTTGCTGACTCTGGCCTTACCAAGATACATAGCAAGGCCAATTCCTGCGTCAGCCTGAGTCATACCCAGCGCAGCCATAACATCAGTAACCGTCAGTTGTTCGCTGGCAGTAGCGCGAACACTATCGGAAATATGCATTCCTTTTGGGGCAAAGAATTTAACAACGTTATCGAGGTCCATGAGCGTCTCCACTTACGCCAGTACGCCGATTTCCAGCGCACGATCTAAAAACCGAAACAACAGCACCAACTGGTCGCCGTGCTTCGCTTCAAATGCCACAGGATCAGCGTGCAACTCGTCGTGATGTGCTCTGCACAGCGGTATCACAAACAGGTCATGCGCTTTGGTTCCCATTCCACCCTGCCCATGGCCTATCAGGTGGTGGGGGTCGTCTGCCGGGTTATTGCAGCAACTGCATTGCTGCGACTTCACCCAGCGGGTGTACTTCTCGTTCTCCCAGCGGCGGCGCTTTGGCCTAAGCATGAAAGATTCCGGTGACTCGGGGTCTACCTTAACGGAGACAACCTTCTTCACCTTCTCCTGGAGGATTTCAGTCGCCGGTAACGACGGAACAATGTCGCTTTCCCTCATTACGGAATTATGCGATTCAGGCTTTATCCTGAGGGCTTTGCTCGCCACTGATTCAGGAATAAGGTCAACCAGATCGTTGCGTACCATCCACCAGCAGAACTCCGGAAGCGTCAGGGTGTGGTCTTCGCTGAATCCCAGCATAATATTCACCCTTTCGAGTAACCATTTTACCAGGTTCTGCATGGCAATTCCTGCCAGTCTTTCAGTGGTTTGTTCACGTAACTGGTTATCACAACCCCAGCAAAGACGAATGCTACCGGGTGCATGCCGCATCACGGTAAAGTCTCTGGCATGCCAGTCTGTATGAGGCCACTGACATTCAAATTTTCTTTCCAGCCAGGCATCAAGCCCATTCAGGCCACCAGCACGCTGGATAACCCTTTCATTCTCAAAAATAGCCTGCATACTGTCATCATCTGTCAGCGGCTGGTGCGCTTCCGGAATCAGCCCAGATGGCAGGTGCAGGATTGCTTCCGAAGGCTTTTCGATCACCACCCTTCCCTGTCGGAATAACCAGAGCAGTTCGTTTCCGGGGCGGAACAGCACCACACCGGACATCGGAGCAACTTCAGGTGTCAGTATGGCTCTCACGAAATTTGCCCCTTAGCGATATGCTCTGCCCACAGGCCGCCAATCCAGCGCACCCCCTTTGCGGTAAAGCGAGACTGGTTGAAAGCGTAGTTGGTCTGGTTGGTAGTCCCGGTCTTAACTTCAAAGCGCCCTGCTTCGATATGTTTGCTCTTCGGAGTAAGCACGCGGTTAAGTCGGTACATGATGCCGTTCTCAATGAGGAACATCGCGAACTCGGGCTCTTTGGCGTTCAGGAGCTTGGCAACCTGCCGGAACGTCATTGAGCCAGTGGCTTTAACATAGCGATCAACAAATTCAGCCTTAGGCGCTGCTATGGCCAGTTCTTCACTCAGACGTTGCTTCTGTTCTGCAAGGTCAGCGGCAAGGCGTAGTGCTTCAGGAAGTGTTTGAGGAACCACCATCCCGGCCCCGCTCTCCAGTTCCTGCCAGCGGTCAACAAGACGGGCGGTAAACTCTGGGCAGAGCTGCGCGACGATAACGTAGCTATCGCGCTTGTTAACTTCGTAGTAATGGTAAACCTGCTGGTTCTGGGGATGGGTGTACTGCATTGCAGCATACCCCCCAATTACGCCCGAGTTCATAAGTCGCTCGATTGTCACGCAGACGTTGCTGTGGCGAGAGTCGACCAGTTTCGCAATTTCACGGCTGGACATCGTTATTTGATGCCCCATCGCGGCGCTGTGATGGGTCGGACACATTACGGTGATATTCATCTGATTCATGCTCTTCTCCACTTATCAGGCGGCTGCACCCGCCAGAGGTTCATGTTTCTTGATCGATATCTCTACTCGCCCACCAGGTACTTTCGGCCCCCACTCCACCAGCATTCTCTGCACCTGACTGTCATCCTCCCAGATGCCAGCGTGAGTAAGCGCATCAAACAGAGCCTTGTTGTAGTTGTCGATATCACGGCGTCGTTCGTCAGGTGGGTAAAGCATAATTTCGACGGCTGCCGGTGCAGTTGAAGGCTTGGGAAGAAAACGTAACTGCTCAACGATAGCCACACAGGCAGCGCTTTGATATGCCCTGCCCTTGGCGCTGATCAGATGCCGGCCTTTTAACGGCCCCTTATTCGGGGCTCGCCAGTAGGTGTTTACGCTCGGCGGGAACGGGAGCACCAGTTTCATACATTCACTCCCTGCTTTTTCAGCCATTCAACCGCGTTATCTCTGGCCTTGCCTGCACCGGATAACAGGTCTTTGATGATTGTTACAGGATCTGCATCCAGTTCCGTTTTGACGACAGTGATCCCCCTGGCAGCGCCAGGAGCAATGGAGAGATAACCTTTTTTCTTTAGCGCCTTCACATGCTCAGCAGCAGCGTTCGGTGATGAGCAACCAATCAGTTCAGCAAGCTCTATTAAAGTTGGTGGGAAGCCAACCTTCTCAATGTGAACCTTGATAGCTTCATACACTTCACTCTGGCGCGACGTTAATTCGATCATGACTCGACTCCATAACGCCCGTTCAGGCGTCCGATTACGCTGTTGAACATCACCAGACTTACGCCCATCGGTTTTACCTTCTCGTGGTACTCCTTAAGAATCGGAGGTACAACGACGTTCCAGCTTGGCTTCGGCTTCTTCTTCAGGGCTTTTTTAATGGCATCAGAGCATTGACGGGCTACATCACGCACAGCGTTTTCCTGCTCGGTTGATAGCTTCTTCACGCAACCTCCAAGTAAGCTCGAATGAATTCAGCCGCGGCTTGTGCGTTTATGGCGTTACCATAGCCTTTGAGTCGGCCGACGCGGTTGCTGCTTGCCACTCTTGCCACCCCGGGCTCGACTCGTCCCATGCGTGCGGCAGCCCCATCAACCAGCGGGAATGTGCCGGGTTCAACTGGACGCCATTTGCCATCTCGACAAAAGAGCCAGTCCGCATCTCGCCAAAAACCGTTAACCTCAAGGGCCCGCATGTGTACGCCTGGCGGGGTAGCTGATCCAGTCTGTCCTTTCCATCCCGCTGCGCTGTCATTCCCGCCGAGTCCTTCCAGTCGCGTGAGGTTGGTGTCACCCATGCCGCCAGCACTGCAAAGTCCTGAAGGTTTGGCTGACGGCCAGCCTCCTTCCTCGCTATTACCTTTTTCCAGTCCTGGTAACAGTTTTTGACGTTGCTCGCTAATGGACTCGGCCACCCAATAAGCCCGCTCTCTGATGTGCGGAGCACCGATGCCCGCTGACGTAAACGGCACAAGCCCGAAGGCGTAGCCCATTCCTTCCAGATCTGCCTGTACAAGGTCGAACCATGTGTTTGCGTTACCGCTTGCAACCTGTTCGCCAAAGACATGCTGAGGCCTGCGCTCGCTGATGAGCTGGAAGAAGTGTGGCCAAAGGTGCCGCTCGTCAGCAAACCCATCTCCTTTGCCTGCCGCGCTGAAAGGCTGGCACGGGCAGGAGCCAGTCCAGACTGGTTTATCGTCAGGCCATCCGGCGAGGCGCAAGGAATGAGACCAGACGCCAATTCCGGCGAAGAAGTGGCACTGCGTGAATCCTCGCAGATCGTCAGGTGTGACATCTTCAATACTCCTTTCATCAACTTCGCCAGGTGCAATGTGACCGTTAGCGATCAGGTTACGCAGCCACTGAGCTGCATAGGGATCAATTTCGTTGTAATAAGCCGAGGATTTCATGCTGCACGCTCCTGAGGTTTGCCCATTGGAACGGCTACTGCCGGGATAAGCTCAACAGCCGGTGATAGCGACTGATTTCCCCAGTGGTCCCAGCCTGGTGCACCGCAGCGGCTAAATAGTTCGATGCGCGGAACATCACCGTAAAGCTTCTCCAGACGGAAACGCGCCTCGGCGGGCTTTTGGCTGTGCTCACCGAGTGGACTGTAGATAACCTGCTTGATGCTGGCGCACTGGCGTTCGAGTCCATTCCCCCTGGTGGCGATCAGCAGGTCTTCGGTATTGGCTCGGGTGTAGTTCCCGCCGTTCATGCGGGTCTGTACGTTCAACAAGTCGAGGAAGTCGTAAAAGTCCTCCACTCCACCAGCCTGAAGTGCTTTGTTGATGTGCTGCTCTGCCAGAGGGTTGAACTTAACCCAGGTGAAGCCCTTCATCGTACGGACCTTAAAGCCCCATGCTTCAGACAGTTCAATCGCTTCGCGGGTATGCGTGCCGGTGAACCACATAGCCAGAACAGCATCATCAGCAGCAAGGTCCCAAACGGGGAGGCGTTTCATGTCGATAAGCTTCGTCGTGCCGTAGTGATTGGTGGCAGCGCCGTTACTTACTGTATTGCCATATTCCCAGGCTGGGTCAGCGTAAATCAGTGAGTATTTCATCAGACGTTCCTCGCTCTGCCAGCAAGGCACCAGCCATCACCACATGGTTTAGCTCTCTGAACCATGCTCAGGCAGCGCTGGCGCTCATCCAGAATTTTTTCCCGCATCTCTTCGCTTTTGGAGCGGTTGAAGGCATCCATCAGGACCGTGGCGGCCCTCAGGAACAAACCCTTGTCAGATAATTCCTTGGCCTTCTCCATCATCGCAACGACAGCAGGGTTTGGTGCGCTTTCCTGTTTTGGCTCAGGCATCACTTCGGCTTTTTCGACCGGGTAGCGCGGGACAATAGGCCCAATCGGACCAATTGGAGCTTTGGCGTAGTAGCGGAAGGTTGGACGTTCTCCACGGCGTTCTGCTCGTCCCAACATTGCCAGGCGGCATACCGCACGCTGAACACTGTGCAATTCATACTCTGGCAGTGCTGCGGCGATCTCCTTATTCGTCATTCCAGGGTTATTGGCCACGAACAGTTGGATTGTTTTGAGAAAGCTCATGAGTTCGCTCCTCTGAAACCGTTGGGGACTTTGCTGTAGTCAGTGTTCTTGAAGCTGGAACGGAACACGCCATCCTCTCGGGCCCACTCTCCGTTGACGCGAGGAGGACGCCCAGCTTTGGCCCAGCTTTTCGCGGACTTCAGGTAGCCAGGGAATTTGCTAGGCTGGAAAAGAGTCTGTGGGCGGAGATAGGCTGCCATCGTCAGGTCTTCGCTCCACTTGGCGTTGCAGTAGTCCACCACCAGCGATAACTCTTCAACGGTGTAACCTTCCCCGATTCTGGCACGAATGTTTTGCAGCGAGGTTGTTGAAACCTGATACTTGGAGTTAGTAACCTGGTTCAGGTGAACCAAAACCTGTTTAGCCTGATCGGTGATCAACACATCACGGTCTGGTTGCGGCGCAACCGGACAAATAGGTTTTTTAATATCTGTAGTATTCTCTGTTGTATTCTCTGTAAGAACATCAGTGCAATTTGACCTGATGAGAGCGGTTCGTTTTGACCCGATGGAGCGTTTCACTTTGACCTCTTCCATCGGTTCATTTTGACCTGATGGAAGAGTGCATTTTGAACTCTTCGATTTGGTCACTTTGACCTCATCTAAAAGTTCGCTTTCGTAGTTGATCGTGTAGTAGTTAGTCATGTCGCGCTGAGACTTGTTCAGTTGCTCAACTTTGAGCACGCCGAGGTTCTTCAGTCTGGTAAATGTGCGCTTCAACGTAGACTCAGACCAGAACGGGAACTGCTCCAGCCACTGCTCGTTGGTGTTATAAATCCAGCGCACGCCGTCACGCTCCAGTCCGGAGGTGGTTTCTTTAAGCCAGTAGTTAACCTGCTGCAACGCAATGGCCTCGTTCAGGCCAATGCTGTACGCAAGGTCAGGGTTTATCACTATCGGCCGGGATGGCATCAACAGGCTCATGGTCGTCCTTTAACTCTGTAAATTTACGCTGGAATTGGTCAAGAGGGCTGAAGCACTCATGTTCGTACCCTTCGCGCAGGTATATAACGCGTCGACTCTCAGGCTCCCATCTGATGACACGGACCGGGACGCCGTAGTGGTCTTTGAATCGCCGGTTAAGTTCACGCATAACGATTCCCCTTTACGACGCCACACACCCACAATTCCCATGGCCCTGCTGTGGTTACACGCAACCCAGCGGCCTGATACCATGCGCTCATACCGAAACGACGAGGTTCCAACAACGGGAATACCACGGAGTTGCGGGAGACGGTTGTTTACCGTTAAACTGTTCATGCGTTAGTTTCTCCACTGATACGACACGCCACGGAGCCCGGAGCTGCACACTCGCGGGCTTCACTCTTTTCTGGTGCGCAAAACACACGGAAAAGTAGCGTTAAATGCTCTTGCCACTTGGCCATAACCTGATAGCTGTTCTCTTCGATTTGAGCGCGTTCTGACGCGTCAATAACACCATCGGCTGTAGCCTTTCTGAGGTATTGAGAGTGTTTGCCAATCCACTCTACTGATTCCATCAAGCGCTGATTGATATCTCCGTTCTCCACTTCCTCAACATCAGCCAGTGGAACAAAGACGCCGTTTGAATGGCGAGCAATTGCGTTTGCAATGTGATTTGACCCACCAGCTCGCTGTAACACCATGGCCCAGCCAAGAGGGAAAATCTGATCTCCATCCATGCGGAGACGGTTAAATAAAGCGTTTTCTGTAACTCCAAGCCACTCGGCAGCTTCGCTATATCCGCCAGGTAATTCAGTAATAGTTTTTTTGATAGCAGCAACCAACCAAACCGGTTGTTTATCAACTTTCCATTCAGGTTCTATACCCACGGCCAACCCCTCATCTCTGTGGTTATTAACAAGCTGCTGAATCTGTAGACTTTTGGTAAAGACTGGCATCGTACTTAAGCTTGCCTTTCGTAATTCTCTCGATAACGAACGCTTGCTTTTGAGGGATAACTTCACCCCATCGGCAAACTGCCGGGTGGGAAATCCCAAGAACACTTGCGGTTTTTGATACGCCGCCGAAGTGCTCAATGACTTCTGATTTACGCATGGTTCCTCCTGGTTAACTCACGCCTTAAAGGTAACAAAAGGTACATCAAATAGCAAACAACAGTTACAAGGAATCAATGTAACATTGGTTACATGAAAACAGAGATGAAAGACCGAATAAGATCCCGTCGAGTTCAACTCGACATAACACAGCAGACCCTGGCTAAACGCTTGGGCGTCAGCCGTGTTTCCGTGACTAAATGGGAGAGCGGTACAACCAAGCCTGATGGAGAGAACCTCCACCAGCTGGCAATGGCGCTGCAGACAACTCCAGAATGGATTCTTTACGGTCAAGGTGAGGAAACCCAGGACGATACGAAAGTTGTTCCCTTCCTTAAGCCACCAACGGCAGTCCCTATTATCTCGGCCGTTCAAGCCGGGATGTGGACTGATACTTATGCATGCTCAAGGCTTTCTGATGTGATTTCATGGACGCAAACCACTGCAAACGTTTCTGATGAAGTATTCGGCCTGGTAGTTCGCGGGGAGTCAATGACCAACCCTCACGGCCTCCCATCCATTCCAGAAGGATCGATCGTTATTGTTGAGCCTCATTATGGCCAACTGGATGACCTTTACGGGAAAATAGTTGTGGCGATACTTGATGGTTCAGCAGAGGCAACGGTCAAAAAGCTTGTTTGGGATAGCCCTTACGCATATTTAATGCCCCTCAATCCTTCATTTAAACCCATCCCAATAGACGGTAATTGCCGAATTGTTGGGAAAGTAGTTCAGATAACCCAGAACATTTAAGTCCTTCATTTCCAATGCCAGATATCCTTCTGGCATTTTTTTCGCTCATCAAGGTAACAAAAAGTACATTCGCCGCTTGACCATTGAAGTAACTAAAGGTACATTTAAATCACACCACAGGTACTGACAGTTACCTGCGCCGGTGTGGTAGTTAGCAGTACGGTATATGGCACATGTGCCGCAGCGGTCCGGGGATTTCTTTCAGTATCCAGATCCAGCGGGTAGCCGGAATGTGCAAGCCAGGCGTGTACGGCAGCCAGAAGCGTTTCACCAGCGTGGCGATCAGGTGTGACACCTCGGAAGAGACGAGGATAAAAGCCACTCACAATAAGTATCAGTTGGATGCTTATCGGGACTGGAGGAATCACCACTTGAAGGAGTTAAGCATGACCATTCAGGTTCGTGTTACTGACAACCCTTGCAATATCGGAAATGGATTTTGGGATATAGGTAAAGCTTTCGAGGTTGTTGGTGAAACTAATTGCTTTTACATAATTGAAGGTGGTTTCAAGGTTAATAAGAAACACTTTTCGATTGCTGGGACAGCATGTGGTAATCACAGCGTGAAAGTAGAGCTTATCACAGAGAAATCACGATAAAAGCCGGGATAACCGGAACATAACTGAAAGCGCATTCCTCTTTCACTGATGGGGATCGGTTTGTTAACTGGCGGAGTGCGCTTCCAGTTGTGGTGAATGCGCAGGCTGATGCGTCGTGACTACAGTAGTGCGCGCTTCACGGGGAATTGCTACAACCCTGAGCCGGATTTCAGCACCGGTCACCACAACCACATCACGTTAGGACCGTGGTAACCCGTAGTAGCTGTACCAGATGCTGTGTGTAGTCTTGGCGGTCGGCAGTTGTGAATGTCCTTAATGTCGACCGCCCCTTTTCACAACTGAAAGCGCGTTCGGCCAATTCCTTGAGAGGCCTCAGTCGTTAAATCAACTCAGGGGAACGCGCTCCCAATTGTGGAGAAGCTAACAGGCGGTGGCAGCCGCCCGTTTCACTAAGTGCCCTTTTTGGGTGCTTATTAAAACGAAACCCACTTATGTTTTGTCGCCAATCGGCGAGGGATTCGTGCAACCAAAATTCAGCGGATATTTCCACTGGAGGACTGATGAACCACCTCGAATTTATTGAGAAAAACGTAAGGGAACAGCTGATTAAGCAAGGCTTTTCTTCTTCGGTGGCTCAGGGGGGGGCTTGGCAAGCACTTGATTTATATAAGCGCATGTCACAAGCCAGTAAGAAAGGCGCGATTTTCGATGATGTGATGAGGCATGCGAAAGCCTGGGCAGATAAACAGGTTTCAAAAGCTGAAGTTACGCGGAGAAAACGCACCTCACACAAAGACCAAGGCGGCCTCTTCTGAGTTGTAAGGCCAATAATTCAGCGCTGTGCAGAGCGCTTATAACACGGAGAAACTATCCATGACGAACACACAGAACGTCACCGAGCTACAACCACGCATGACCAGAGAGCAGCTGATCGAAGCAGCACGTATCGCCGCTAAGTTCCTGCCAGTTGCATCAGCTCAGCTTATGAATGAGCTTGCTAACCGTCTCGATATCACCAGCGTAGCGCTTTGCGAAGCGATGGCACAGCGTAAGGAACTTGCTGAGCAGAACGCCACCCTACGCGAAGATGTTGCCAGCTGGGCCAAAGAGTGTGACCGCCTTGAAGAGCGCCGCACAAAGACGCCTACGAATGTTCACTCACTGGAAGCGCAGCGCGAATTACGTGAGTTGCCGGCGGTCGTATTTACCCATGAAGACGAGGTAGCGCTCTAATGGCTAACTCATTCAAACAAATGACCCGTGACGGTACCATTAAGCGTACCGATACCGGGATGTTCATCCCCCTTTCCGATATCCATGTTCGTGAAGGTTTCAACAAGCGTGAAGACGATGAACGCACCCGCCAGGCTGATGATGACCTGTTTAACTACCTGATGAACGGCGGATCAGTTCCACCGCTGGAAGTTATCGCCCGTGATGAAGGTGGCGTGTGGGTTGTTGAAGGTCACCGTCGCCGTCGTTGCTACGCGCGCTGCGCTGAAGCTGGAAAGCCAGTAGACCGCATTCACATCATGCCGTTCAACGGTAACGATGTGCAGAGACTGGCGCGCATCATGACCAGTAACAACCAGCTGCCGCTCTCCGATATGGAACAGGCCGCAGTTATTCAAGAGCTGCATAACGCCTTTAACCAGACCACCAGCGAGATCGCAAAACTGGTCAATAAGTCTGTACCTACTGTCGAAAAGCTCTTGCTACTTAGCACAGCTAACCACGACGTTCAGAAAGAAGTTAAATCCGGCAACGTGTCCGTAGATGTGGCTGTTGATCGAGTAAAAGAGTTCGGCGAAAAGGCCGGTGAGGTTCTCCAGAAGGATAAAGCTTCCGCTGCCGCAAAGGGTAAGAAGAAAGTTACCCGCAGCGTTATAGCGCCGGAAATTAGCGTGAAGAAAGCGCGACGTCTTGTAGAGCTGATCAGCCTGGCGGGTGTAAGCGACACAGGCGTTATCTCTCTCGAAGGATTGGTCCATGCGGAAGTTTTAGGAATCATCGACGAGCACAAAGCTATCGCAGCTCAGCGTCAAGGAGAAACATCGTGATTACCGAAAAAAATAATGTCTTTTATTGCGACTGTGGATTTTCTTTCCTGAGAGGTCACAGCGGCGCGCATGACTGTGCTGTTGGCCTTCGTAATAAGCTGTCCAAGTCTGAAGCCAGGTGCGCGGCGCTGGCTGCGGAGAATGCGGGGCTGAAGGCTGCATTAAATCCTAAAGTAATCCCTGATGCGGCAGTCGAAGCGTTTAATGAAACAGCCATCATGGACCACGACTGGAATGAGACAAGCGAATGGTCATGGGTGGAGAACGATACCGATGTTATTCGTGCCGTACTTGAATCCATCAAGCCTGATACCCCAGCCACCGACGCTTTCCTGGCTGAAGTGCGGGCGCAGGGTGTTGATGTAGCTATCGAGCACTTGATTAACAAATTCGAAGGAACAGGGCGCATTGGCGTTCCCATAATGGCTCTGGAGTGGCTGTCGAAGGAACTTCGCAAAGGGGTGCGGTCATGAGCAACATCGACAAGCAGTCGCTGCGTGAGCGCTACTCCGCAAAACCGATACCAAAATGCCATATTTGCGGTACCGAAATGACAATACAGCGGATGTCTGGTAGCCGCGTAACTTACGGCTGCTCAGGCGCAATTTACGATGAAACCGGATGCCACTACGCCGATGGCCGCAGCCTGGCTGATGACCATTATGAACAATCCCGCGTCACTGTCACAGATGAAAGTGATCCTGATGTGCTAGCGCTGCAGGATGAGCTGGAAGCCGCAGAGAAGCGGATTTCTGAACTTGAGAGCGACAATGCATACATCAGAAACAGGCACAAAGAACTAGACCTGTTAATCGGGAAAAACATTCTGGTAATGCAGGCCGCAATCATCGAATGGCAGGGAACTGGCGACGCCAGAAAGGGGCTGGCATGGATTTATAACACGCTATTTGGCCCAGGCGAACTGCCGGACGAATCGGAGAAAGACGCCCAGGCCTATTTTGACCGTAAATATGCTCCTCTCGACGAAGAACTCATGAATCTTCATCGGTGGTTCTGGGAGCAAAGCGAAGCTGAGCGCGCCGCCGCAGCCGGTAAAGGAGAGTGAGCATGGCTACTTTGCAGGAATTAATCGACCTGACGCCAGAACAAGAAAAGGCGTGGAAGCGCCTTGAGAAAGCAGTGAAGGATTTCCGAGCAGCCGGAGGTAAGTTCTATAGCGTTTTGGACACGCTGAGCGCCTACAACGGCGAGCACGTTGCCTACATTGATAACGACACGGGCTATCACACCGCAAGCGTCTACATGCCGAGCATTGATGCTACAGGATTTACCAGCTGGGCTGATGATTGGCACGGCATCACGCTGAAAGATGGCGTTAAAGTGGATGAGGACTAACCCATGAGCACTATTACCAAAGAGCGCGTTGCGGAATTCATTAAAAACCCTCTCGATAACGGCTTAACCCGTGGCGAACAAATGGAGCTGGCGCGTATCGCGCTGGCATCGCTCGAAGCGGAGGCTGTGCCGGAATGGACAAACGAGCAGTGCATGGAGTTCCTGTCTATCGCTTTCCGGCATGCAGAAATTAACGGCGACCTTCAGCTGGACGATATCCGCCTGGGTGTGAAGATGGTTAATGGTAGCCGCGCCGCCATGCTTCAGGGTGCCGATGGCAACTCTCCGGTGATTACGGATGAGAAAGGCTCATCTTTGCAGTTACGCAATCTCATCCGTCAGCGCCATGCTGAGTGGTCACAGGCTACGTTCGGCGATGTTGGTCCTGTTGGACCGCTTAAACACCTCAGCAAAGAAGCGCTGGAAGCAGCGGCGGAACCTGAAGACCTCAGCGAGTGGGCTGATATGCAATTCCTGCTATGGGATGCCCAGCGCCGCGCCGGTATCAGCGATGTTGAAATTACAGCAGCGATGGAAGAAAAGCTGAAGGTGAATATGGCGCGCCAGTGGCCAGAGCCGAAAGACGGAGAGCCGAGACAGCATATCAAAGCAGCACCACAGCAGGAGGTGAAGTGATGGTTACTGGAGGATATACCCTTGACCTCACCTGTGACTGCCAAAAGTGCCAGTCCTACATGGGCGATCCTGATTACAGAACGGAAGAGCGCGGGTTTAAGCGGCTAATTGGCGACAATTTTACGGAGTGTTTCAGGGCGGCCAAGAAGCGAGGCTGGAAATTTAACGCAAACAAAACTCACTGCCTTGCGCCTGGTCATTCATACCGAAAAGATGGTGACATCCATGCCTAACCCATTCGACGCAGTAATGTTCGTACTGCTGGCAATCGGCGCACTTCAGCAAATTGGGTGGCTGCCATGGTGAGCAAACTCAAACAGCGGCGCTTGCGCCGCCTTAAAGCAGATGTCGCCTGGTGGCGTGAAGAGGCTGAGGATTGCCGCGCCCGCCTGCTGGAGCTGGCCGGGGAAATAGACAGGCTAAAAAAGCTGGTTATCCGCGTACCGATGCCTGTTCTGATGCCAAAGGAGATGCTCCACCAGCTCTATTACACCGAAACAAAAAGATGTCGTACCTGCAATGATGGGCTCCGTGGTGGTTGTTCATCATGCATTTTCTTTAAGAGATAGCCGGGTGCAGCCGGTTAAGTGGAGAATAGCCATGGCCAAGTTGATGAAGGCGAGTCTGTGGGGTAAGCGAGAGTTTGAACCAGGCTCTGTTCCAGATAACAGAACTATTAAACGCTGGATTGAAAACGGTAAGCTTCAGGGTCGCATCGTAGATGGAACGATCCTTGTAAGTTCCTCAGAAAAATGGGGCGTTGACTCAATGGTCAGTGAAAGAGTTCGTCAGTTAATTCAAGAGGATTAACATGGCCGCAAGACCACGTAAAAGGGAAAACCGCAATCTCCCTGACTTCCTGCTTTATGATAAAGCCACCGGACAATATCGCTTTACGCTTATAACCGGGAAACGTAAAAGCATTGGAACTGATCGCGTAATGGCAATCGCCATTGCCAAAGAATATAACCTCAGAATGAGGCCTGAAACGGTCCCATCCGTTGAAAGTCTAATCAGAGACTCAGGCGGACTTAATGGAGAAGCGCAACCATTCAGCCACCATGTTGATCGCATTATGGCGCGTGCCGTTGCCGATGAAAAACCATCACAAAGTACCTTGGACGACTGGAATAATGACGCTATAAGGGTTAAGGAATTTTTTATCGACATCCCTGCTTGTGACATTGAGCTTGAGCATGTTAACCAGTTTATTAACCGCTACCATGCTGATGCATCAGCTAACGTTCAAAACAGGAAAGTGAGCTTTCTAAAAAAACTGTTCTCTTATGCTGTTGACGAATCATTAATGATGGATAACCCGGCAGCACGTAAAAAAATGCGCCGCGTTGAAGAGAAGAAGCGCAAGCGGCTCGCGCTGGATAACTTTATTGCTATTAGAAACGCAGCAGAACCATGGTTAAGAACCGCAATGGACCTTGCCCTTCAAACGACACATGCTCGTCTCGAAGTTTCAAGAATAAAATATTCGATAAGAGAACCGAAGAACGGCGTTTGTGGATGTGTATGGTTAGACCAACCTGAAAACGGAATATACGGAACTTTGTACATTCACCGCCAGAAGGTGCAAAAGAAAGAAGCATCGCACGTAGCGATCCCAATTGGAGAGGAATTGAAGAGGATTATTGACGATAGCCGGGATAGTGTTGCCAGTCCGTATGTTGTTCACCGGATACCAGAACGAAATAACAAGCGCAGTAAAGAGGTTTCGCACCCTACTCAGGTAGCGCCAGATTATCTTAGCCGTTCGTTCTCTGCACTGCGTGACAAACTTGGGTTGTGTGATCATCTTCCAATGGATGAGCGTCCAACCTTTCATGAGATCAGGGCACTTGCCGCTCACTTGTTTGATAGCCAGGGTATCGACCCTCAGGGCAGGATGGCTCATAGTGATGCCAAATCAACGAAGATATATACCAGTAATCATATCGACTGGGTTATGGTTCCACATGGTGAGATCAAGGCAGGATAACCAATGGCGAAACCACACCTTAAGTCATTGATGTGTATAGTGCAGATAATGCGTAAATTTCACTGTTTGCTTATACAGTCGAATGATGTGCAAGCCAGTAATGGCGCGGCTTAGAGGCATTTTACACAGGTGACATGGGGTGTCGGGGGTCGGAGGTTCAAATCCTCTCGTGCCGACCAAAAATACTCTTTAAACCAGCCAGCTATGGCTGGTTTTTTTATTTATGTAAAATCAAAATGGTGAAACTGTGGTGAAAAGGTGGTTAAACCGCTCCTTAAATTGCCGGACAGTTATCATTAACAACTCTGTTTAGGCTGTGTGTAAGCACCCCAAAAACCTCAACCCCATCTAGCGCGTCACCTTCTATTGATTCCCCATCTTCAGTTATCAATGCCTCACCGTAGAGCTTCGCGAACTCGTTACTGTTATCGATTCTTACAAGTAACGTATCCCCTTGCTCTGGCTTCAATGCAACGTTAATTACAGCCCATCCGCTTGACGTTTCAATTACCCGGCAGTTTCCATCAATCCCGCATAGAAGGTCGATAGTTAATCTTTGTTCCTGATAGTCCATGGCAGGTGAAGGAAAGCCCATTAGAAAATCCTCCCCATGTTACGCAGGATCCAATATCGGTTATCGCTACCGTCTGTAGTCTTATCTGCGAAGTCAGGCTGGTAACGTTCAATCCATGCATTTGCATCTTCCCTGCTGAAGTGCCAGCTCTTCTCTCGCAGCTTTGTGACAAAACTGTCTGTTCTCAAGTAGCGGTACCCTTTAGGATTTAGTTGTATGGCCGCACTGAAAGCGGTTTGGATGTCAGATTGACGAGGCATGATCCCCCCAACAAGTAACTGTATATGCATACAGTATCATTGTTTATTGCGGAGGGATCAAGTCAGGAAAAGACTATCAATTATTTATTCTGGATAATGTTTTGATCTTCATGAGAAGACTTAGCATGCATGTTCCAAATGCTGTCATCTGGCATATCAAGGCGCACGTCTATCCAGCTGTTGTCTGGTACGTCCATCGGCTCACCTTTTGTTTTAACGATCTCACCATCATCGCTAAGCATGTACTTGCGTTTAAATAGACGAATTGTCAGGCCGCCGCTTTCCGTTTGCTCTGCCTCAACCACACCCAACTCACCCATTCCGCCTGGGTCCATCGGTGGAAGAAGTTGCCACCCCTCAGATGCCAGGCCCGCTGAACCCGTAAGTACATAAACACCAACATCAAAACGGGTAATTTTGATGCCCTCCGCTTCTTCGTTAGCCGTTCCGCATCCGCACCAGGTGAAACCTTCTTCTGCCACATCAGTACGCTGGCTATCTTCCTTAGATTTGACGATACGAGCCACCGGCGATGCTGCTTTAAGCGTTCCATCACTGGCTTTTGTGGTGTTGGCGGTTGAGTAATTTTCATACCAGCTTGTATAGGTTCCACCTTCCAGAGCCCGAAGGTAAGAACGCCCGCCTCTGAATGCAACCTGTGTATTATAAGCGGATAACTGTGTGGAGTGGGTTACTGTAAAACCAAAAACAACACCGGAGATCGGTCCGCTACCTTGCCCAGTCCAGAAACAGGTTTTACCGGCAAACGTATTGATGTTTTCAGACCCAGTTCCGATACTGTTGCCTCCAATACCAGAAGAACCTACCGTAACAACGTTTTCACGAGACTCGCCAGTATTAAGAGTGGCTACGTTGCCCAAACCGAGGTTTGTGCGAACGCCTGCAGCGTTCGTTGCACCTGTCCCGCCCTGGCTGATACTGAGCGCGGTAGTCAGGCCGCTTAGGCTGGTTATATCGCTGTTAGCCCCTTTCTTCGCCAGTGATTTCTGACCCGGTACTGTGACGGCCACGCCGTTAATCGTGATGGTGACGTCTGTAGTACCGTTCATCACATCAGCGAACCCGCTCATGTAGCGCTGGTACATCGTGAAGGTTTCAGCAATATCCTGTGCCAGGCCGTCAACGCTCAGGCTGTCGCTCAGAAGAATGGCGTATTTAGTTCCAGAAGGTACGGCAGGGTTAGCAGCGGGCGTAACGGTAAGAGAGGTTGCGCTTCCAATCGCGGTAATCTGAAAAACCTGCGCCGGACTGGTCAGGGCGATAACAGTGCAGCCGTTACGAATAAGTGAGCCAGCTGCAGTGAAGTTTGTGCCGGTACCTGTAAGGGTGTTTCCGCTGATGGCAATAGTGCCAGTGGTATAAATCATATTTTCTCCAGGAAATAAAAACCCCCGCCGGAGCGAGGGTGCATTTAAATGGTGATATTTTTCAGACGTACATATCGGGAAGAACGGGAAGACTGAGGGGCGTTACCGTGTCATTACCAAAAATGGCATATTGTTCGCGCCCGAGATACTTGCCTCCCTGAACTGAAGCGTAACCATTCTGAATTTTTATACCGAACATTCGATACACATATACCCCGTTAACCTCATGGGTCATTAACCCAAACCTGCCCAGCGGAACATACCCGCTGCCTATGTTCACAGCGCTTTTAGAAGGCGACCAGAGTTGATTGAGGTATACGAAAGGTCGTTTTGTGGTTGAAAAGGTACAGGCCCCTGCAGCATTGAAAATATTGAGGCCGATACCAGCCTGCGGCGCTACACCACTGGCGAAGATAACGATGTCTATCGTGCCGGTCGCGGGAGCGTCATCGTTCGTGGACGGAGGGCTGAAGAACCTGACCGTGTTACCGTCGAAGTCAATCGTGTTACCACTGTTACAGCGCCCGAAAACGACATACTTCGACTTGTCGTATCCTGCTATCGTGGGAACCGCCCACCCCCCGGTCGGAACATTAACGGTACCCTTCCAGATACACTGCCCTGACTGCGTGGCATTGGTTATCGAGGTGAAGTCAGTACTGTCGCTGATAAGCAGGCCCACCCCGCTTCGCTGACCTGTCGGAAATATCTGCCAGACACTACCGGGAAACGTATAGGTGCTATCTCTTTCACTAATGCCCAGAGCCTGCATTCTCGAATTCTGCGTAACCCTGCCACCAGAGATGGTGATGGAATTCATTTTATGCCACAGCCCCGCATCAACATAGGCAGTCGCATGCGGTATAAACAGCACCTGCGCACCTGAAACATAACCGGCAATATCCACATACTTTGATTTCTGGTAGCCAGTATCAAAGCTTGCACCAAACGACGGGCATCTCAGGCCCGCAGTTATCTCCATGCGCTTTCCACCGTCATTCAGGTCAATCAAAAGTCCTCTTGGCATATTATGTCCATTCTCCAAGTACGATACGGCCGCCTCCGGTCAGGTTGATAGTGACACCATTGCTATCAATCACAGTCGCCTTGTTCGGTCCACTGAAGCCAAAGTTACCCGTTGTGGCGTAAAGTGCCCCACGGAAGGTGCCACTGTTAAACTCTGGTGAGCCATTTTTGGGAATACTCCAGCCCTTTGAGCCAGCCGCATAATCATTGGACTGGATGTAGTTACCGATCTTGGCGTTGCTGATGGTACCGTCCTGGATGAACGTATCCCGGATAAATGTCTGCCCATTCTGGATGACAAAAGGCAGAGTAACTGCGCCGCCAGCCTGACTCATCACAGCGAAGCGGTCAGCAAGGAACAGAACCTGCGGTTGCATGCCGGACGGCGTATTCTGAACACCAATGCCAATTCCTGCTGCGTACTGTTTGCCATTAGAATCAACAGCGACCTTGATGCTGTACATCGCATTCAGGTTGTTATTGATATCTGCCGACACCTGAGCGTTCGTGACAATTGCCGCTGACTGACCGTTAACCGTGACCTTTAGCGAATTGATTTGCGTAGCAGATGCCTGAGAGAAGTCCGCCATGGTTTTGGCAAAATCCGTCACGTTCGCGGTGTTACCACCTGCGCTGGAGTCCAGCGTTTTCAGCGATTCAGTAACTGCTTTGCTCGCATCAGCCATCACGTTATCAACGCGCTCAATACCGGCTTTGTTATCGCCATATTGCACGCTCAGGAGGTTGCGCTGGTTAACCTGCGCGAGCGTACTGGTGATCAGCGCGATAGCATTGTTCTGAATACCGCCGCTGGCCTTATCAGTTTGTGCTCCCAGTTCTTCCAGGCGTGATGCCATTGAGGAATCGAGGTCTGTGACAACCTGGCTAAGGTCAGTGATTGATGCTGTATTCTGAGCACCTACAGCAGCTGCTGAATCAGCTTTATCAGAGGCGCTCTGCGTGGCAGCAGTCAATTGGCTTACCGCAGAAGCGCGAGCTTCAGTTTCCGTTGCTAACGCCTGGCGAACATCAGTAATACCCGCTTCATTCTGGGCAGTTTTCGCCTCAAGACGAGTAACATCCGTAACGCGGGCTTCCGTCTCAGTGGCGATCACCTCCCTGAGCTGTTCGAATGTCGCAGAGTTAGCGCCCTGCTGGGCTGTCTGGCGCACGACAACATCGGCAATAGCCAGCGCGTTTCCGATGATTGCTTCTGCTGTCTGCTTATTCGAACCTACTGCTGCAGCCAGCCCATCGGCGTTCTCCTTAATTGCATCAGAAAGCTCGGCCAGTTTCTCGCTACTGTCTACAGCACTTTCAATCAGATCCTTAAATACCTCGGAATCTTTAATCTCCTCCAGGATCGCATCGGTGATATCGGATACATCGATGCTCGCCTGTCCGCGCACCCAGTCTGTGTACCCTGATTCGTTGCCGCTGCGGTCCACCAGCTGCGCGCGGTACCAGAAAATCTGCCCAGCCTTCAGGCCCATCTGCTGATATTTGCGCTGCGGATAGGGTACGTCTGCCAGCAGCATCGCATCGTCTTCCGTCCCGGTCAGGCTGTACTGAATTTCCGTCTTCAGCGTGTCGTCGGTGTTCGCCGGGAATCCCCAGCTCAGCTCGATACCGAAAACCACATTATCAGAAGCGATGAAGCCGACCGGTTTCGGCGGATTGCCCACTTTACCCGTAAGATTTACTTCTGATGATGTCGCCCATACTGATGAAACGTCGCTGGCGTTCACCGCCCTGACACGGACCAGATAGCGACCCGAGTAGATGCCCTGCACTTCAAAGCCGAGAGAAGACGTTCGGGGCACACTAATCCAGTTGCCGCTGTCACGCCGCCATTCCGCCTCGTAAGCAACTGCACCCTGAACAGAATCCCAGGCAACGCGCATAGTGGTAATCGCAATGTTCTGGTTAACCGTAGAGTAACTGTCTACGACAATATTTCCTGGGGGAGCCTGAACCCCCGGTGGAATGACACTGACTGGCCGCTCGTCCAGTCTTGCGCCGGTATCAACAGCGGAATAGATATCAGGGTTGTAAGTCGTCCCGGTGACCTCGAAAGTACCGTCGTTGTTGTCCCGCGTTCCCGTAACACGGAAAAGCGCTATAAACAGATCGTCAGAGTCCACACCCCAGTTACATTCAGCCTCCGGCGTTTCGCTGTAGGGTGTGGTGACAGTGACTGTGTTTCCGTTAACGGCCTGGACGGTTCTGGCCTGAGCTGTGCCTGACGGAAGATTCAAAAACAGCCTGTTACCGGCTTTCACATCAGCAGCGCGATCGAGGGTTATGTTGCGGCCGTTAACCGCACTCACCCTGCCGCCGATAGTTCTTCCGGCCAGCTCGTTAGCAGCCACGCCGATCACCTCACCAACAGGGGGGACGTCCATGCCTGTGCTGAAGGTCACCACCTCGCCGATACCGTTGGTAAGCAACGCCCAGCGCCCCCGCCGGTTTGCCTCTGACTGCCTGGTGCAGCCGATCGCAGTCATTTCGAGCTGACGATAATCGAAGCGCATGGCCAGATCGCTATCGTAAACAGGCTCAGGCGTATCTTTGTAGTGGTTGGCAGGATCTGACCAGTTCACCAGCGCGGCAGTGTTTCGGGTGGTTTCACTCGGGTCCGCAAAGGTAAATTTTCCTTCAACAACGCTGGCGTGGTTGTAGATGTGCCACACATCCCGGGGCATATCGGCCAGGACATACATCTTATTGTCGCCCCAGTACGTCATGCCGCGAAATATACCCGCCAGATCACGAAGTACGGTCCAGGCGTCATTACGGTCCTGGATATAAACGTTGCAACGAAAACGAGGCTCCGTCCCGCTGCCGCCCTTGCCGTCTGGTACCAGTTGATCGCAATACTGGGCGATGCGATAAAGTTCCCATTTGTCTATCTGAGTCGCATCGATTCTTTGACCCAGCCCGAAGCGCTCGTTCAGAATGATGTCGTAATAAATCCAGGCAGGGTTATCCGTCCACGCCCATTTAAATACGCCCTCCCATGTACCAGAATAAGTGCGGGTTTCGGGATCATAAGTATCAGGTACACGGATGATTCGCCCTTTCGGATTGCAAACAACCTGAGGAATGCCATTAGGGAACTGCTTTGCGTCAAACTCTACATACAGCAGCGCTGTGTTAACGTAGCGAAGTTTGGCGTCAATAATTTCAGTAACGGCCACAACGCGCATGGTGTCGACGATATTCACGCTCGTGGAATCCGGCGTGATTCTGCGAACCCGCAACTGCCATCCAGTCGAGGCTTTCGGAAGATTGACGCGGTGACTGCGCTCATAAAGCGACGTGGTTTTGTCATCAACAGCACCGTTAACCACCGTTTCATACGGCCCGCCATCGACCGACAGATCGATAGCATACTCGACGCGGGTGCCGACTTTATCACCGTTGTTTTTCTGGAGTAAAAGAGTTGGCCATCCCAGGCGAATTCGCAGCGCAGAGAGCTGCGTGTTGGATACCGCGCGCACGTACGGCACAGCCTGTTTCAGCTCGTATGAAACCTGAAGTTCGTTTTCAATGCCGGGGAAGCCCTGAATGTAGTCCTGGTCCTGAGTACCGGAACGGAACTCATATTTCACATTATTGAAGTTATAACTTCCGTCGGCGTTCTGAAGAGGCGTGTAGGAAGATGAGTCACCAAGAAAAATGTTTTTACCATCAAGCCCGCCAGCGAACTCACCCTCTCCAAGCGCAATCAGCACCTTTGCCCTTGCAATGGACTGAATGCTGTCCGGTGCTTCAACGGGTGTTCGGGTCTGATTGCTGCCACCTTTACCGCGGCCTTTGATGATTGTCGTCGTCATATCGCGTCCATAAAAAAGCCACCGTCAGGTGGCTTGCAGTACGTGGTTTGGTTTATTGCTGATCTTCTGCATAAACCCCGGCGGATATAATGGCGCCGCCAATTTCCCGTTGCCCATAAAGCAGGGGGACTGGATTTCCAGATGCCGTCGTGTTAACGGGACCACCAAACGCATAGGAGGGTTTGTTATCAGGATCCTGACGCATTCGCAGACCTGAAACCTGAGGAGAGAGCATTTGCACTACACCGCCAACGGCCATAGAACCAGCTGCGGCATATAGTGCCATTTGTGTGCTTGCTGCCCATCCTATTGGATTCCACCAGGTGAAGGCCGCAATTGCGGCGGCAGTAACAATTTGAAAGAGGCCCGCCCTTTTACTACCGCGTATGACAGGGATAATTCGGATCTCATCGCCAGGCCCAAGAAGATCAAACTCTTCCTTGCCTATGTTAATTTCGTTTCGGAAGATGACAAAATCCAGCCCTTTCGCTCTGGTCTCGCGCAGGTAAGCATCAAAGCCATCAATGGTGTTAGAAAGCGCTCTGAATACTTCGCTGGCGGACGTTAGTGCACGGCGATGTGTCCTGCCGAATCGCTGAGCCATTGAGCCGCTGAGTTTGATAATGGTTTTTCTTTCCATTACATCAAATCCTTATAACGCAGAATTTTGATGGTACGGTCACGGTAATAGCCACCGTAGGGAATACGCTGGCTTAGCTGGCCATACATGTGATGCAGTAGCATGTTGCCATCAAGCAAAATCCCGGCATGGTTCGGGACGGTGGACTGAACCTGCATGATAACCATATCACCGGGCTGAGCGGGACCGTCGTACTCACGGAAACCGCATTCCTGCCAGTTATCCATATAGAGATTTTCACCCTGCTCCCACCAGTGGCGATCTACACTGTAGTTGGGCAGTTCAATGCCGTGTTCGATGCGGAAATAGTCCATGATGAGAGACCAGCAGTCTGCATATCCGAGTACAAACTGGCGCCCTGTGAGGGGTCGGTCTCCGCGAGGCATGACGGTGCGAATGTCGCCCTCCGGCCACGATGCAATAATCCAGGGCAGTTCCGTGGCATCACACATCAGCATGTCGAGCTCGCTCGGCTGGGTTGTTGCCCCGTCGCCGGGGTGACTGTGGACGATCGCCACCACAGTACCCTGCTCTTCGGCGGCCGCATAATCCTCAGGATTGAGTTCAAATTGCTCAGTTGGCGACTCAGCATTATTTTTGCAGGGGATGTACTTCTCCACCCGCCCCTTCTGGATAACCACGCCACAGCACTCTTCAGGGAAGGATGCGGCGGCATGCGCCAGAATGGCGCTAACTGTTTTCTCGCGCATGATTATCCTCTCAGAAGTGAAGCCCCAGGGAACCCGCCATAATCCAGTTGCTCATTCTCTCCGAAACGAGGTTTGCAGCCCGTTGACAGCAGTCCGGAGCAAACATCCTGTGAAGGATCGTCCACCCGGTTGCCGTCTTTATCGAACCAGCCATTTTGCCCGGCGTAGGTGCAGCCGTTCCCGGTTTTGTACCAGCCCCGCATACACCACGTACACATGGGCTGAATCTGCCGGGTAGGGATTAACTGCCCGCGAAGATCAGCAGGACTGGAAAGCTCAAACTCTACTGTTTCATCATCAGAGCCTGATTTTCTGTCGATGTAATAAACCTGCTTGCGTTCCTCATTGGGATTCGCGGTTGGGTTACCATCAGAAAAGTTTCTGGCGTCAAGGTAATGAGCGAAGGTGTCGTGGATTATCACCTTAGCTTTTGCCATACCCTGAAATCGCCGGCAAAGCGCACCAATCGTGCCGCTGATGTTTGCCACGGTGAGAGACGGCCGTGAACTCTGGCCGTCACTGCTGACAGATATGCCGGTCAGTTCATACGGCCACGCGCCATACTCCTGCCCCTGCCACCACACCGACTTCGGCTCAAGTTTTGACTCGTCGCCGCCTGCGGCGATGATTTCCGCCTCGGTATGCGGGATTGTCTCGTTGTGAAAGCGAAGAATACCGGCACCGAAAGCTGAGCCGTCCACCTCGATCAGACGGACGCGTTTACCCGGTTCCAGTTTCTGGACATCAGATGAAATGCTCATGGATGGTATGCCTGTATGAATGTGCTGCTGAGGGTGTATTTTTTGTTGCCGTGGGTAGATATCTGGAAGGATTCCGCGCGCCATAAACCTGAAGGCTCAAGCGGCGGCTTCCAGATAAATGACTTCCACCCTGCATGTCTGTTCAGAAAGTTTTTAATGGCCTGAATGTAAGCCTCGTCACCGGTAAAGCTCACGCTCCACTGAGGTGTTACCGGGTTGATACCGTCCCCGGCCACCTGCGCATAGCCATCGCCAAACTGTGCCTTTCGGGTACGAAAATTTGTATCAACCTGAGAGGCAACCTTTGGGCACCAGCTGAAGGTTTCGACTGCCATGGTTAAACTCCCTTGATTAATCGCCACAGAGGCGAGCCCGGCATGCTGGCCTGTTCGTTAATGACACCAGTGATGGCATCCTTAAGCTGCCTGCCTGCTGCTCCAGCAGTACCCTGACTGGCCGCCTGGGATGATCCGCCCTGAATATTGATATCGCCGAAGTTAACTGAAGGCACGCCGCCAGAGACCTGCGGCATCCCTACTGCGCGAACAGCAAGATCACCATTAGGTGCCCGCGTGAGTGGCATGATTGCTTCAGGACCTGCCTCGCCGAAAATCCCTGCGCCTTTAGCAAAAGCAAACAGTTGAGGTGTCTGAAAAACACCATTGCTGTAAGCGCTCAGGGACGGAGAGTCGTAAACATTACCCTTCGCATTAAAGGTAAAGTTCGCGCCGGCATTCTGAATAGCGGTACCGCTGCTGGCGGTTGCGGCTGACGAGGCGCCAAAACTGAACAGTGATCCAATTGAGCTGACGCCATTAGCAACAGCCATATTCACCAGGACGTTCTGGATAATCTTCAGTACGCTGACGCCCCAGTCCTTCCAGCTGTCAACGTTGCCATTGAGCATGTCGGTGATCGTGGTGACCGCGCCACCCATGGCCTGCTTCATGCCGTCAGCGGCCATGGAAGAATAATCAGTAGCTTCGTCCACCCAGTTCGCATAACCCTCAGACAGTCCCGTCATCCAGTCGTCACGCTGCGCATCAGAAGCTGCGTAATATCCCTCCTGGTCGCGCAGGCGCTCTTCGAGGTAGCGCTTATTAAGTGCCAGCCCCTGCTGATAGAACGTCTCGTCGATTTCACCAGCCTGACGCTGGCGGAGAAGATCGGTATTCTTCTGCTCAAACTCCTTACGCAGATTGAACTGCTCCTGAAGTCTTTCACGGAACCTGGAGCCCTGCCCGTAGCCCAGCAGTTGCGCTTCATTGGCTGCGCGGGCGCTGGCGTTACTGTCAGCAAGGTTGGCTTCGTAATTTCGCAGTTGCTCACGTAATTTAACCTGGTCAATCAGCGCAGCATTCTGCAATACCGTCTTTTTCTGGGCTTCCGTCAGAGAAGCAAGTTCGCCCTGGCTGACCTGATATTTAACCTTCGCCAGTTCAGTATTCTGACCTTGCAGGGCAATCTGCTCTTTTTGCTGCTTGATAAGGCGCTTATACACATCCTCGGTTTTCTCGCCTTCGGTTTTACCGCCCTTCGCCTTAGGTTTGTTGGCCTCATTATTCCGCCATTCAGCAAGACCGTTATTAATCAACTCCTGACGGCCTGTCTGGAATTGCGGATCACTGGTTAACCCCAGGTCATCGGCTGCATAACTCAGTCGCAGACGCTCTTTTGCTTCACCCTTCAGGCGTGACAACTCCAGATCCCGACGGCTCTTTTCGAGGGCATCGGTTTGCTTTTTGTCGAGGTCGGCCTGAGGAAGTCTGAGAGGGACGTTCGCCAGCCCTTGCCGAGCCATTAATAGCTGATTTCCCAGCCCCAGTAGACGGTTAAATTCAGTATGCTGACCATTCATCATGATCATAGATTGATATACCGCATTCTGTCGCCAGGCTTGTTCGCGTATTAAATCATTACGACGCCGCTCAATTTCTTCGAGAGCCTGCTGTATGCCGCGAGATTTATCTCGCATGTCATTCAATTTTCCCTCTTCAACAGCGAGTTGATCCGTAACAATAGCTATTGCTTTAAGGATATTTGCATCGTTCTCGCTGGTAATGCCCGGTTTTCCACGCGATGCATTCAAATCGTCGATCTGGTTCTTCAGCTCACCAACCTTTTTGGCTTGCTCATCAACCAAACGATTTTGTTCAACGAGAGCCTCAACGGTTTGCCCACGATTTTCATCCGTCTCGGTCAGAGACATTTTTGAGGTTTTTTGCCTGATTTCATCAATCTGACCAGCATACTCCTGGGCGGAACGACGTGCCTGCTCCTGATTCTGATACATCGTGTACCAGGCACCGGCCCCCAGCATCAACAGCCCAGGCAACCCGCCGACAAGACCCAGCAGGCCTGTAGCGCCTGTTTTTACAAGCCCCAGCACTGATGTTGCAGAGTTTAGTGCCTGCTGAGAGGCTGCAACGGCTCTGTTTGACTGTACCAGTGCCGCATTTGCTGCAATCATTGCCCGGCGCTTGGATATGGCATTTTGAGTGGCAGTAGCCTCAGCATTAGTATTCTTTGCCAGCACAAGTTCTGACTGGGCAAGCTGGTAAGCCCGCTCAGCAGCAATAGCATCGGCAGCGGCCTTGCGCTGTGATTGTGTGGCTGTACTTGCCCTTGCGGCGGCGAGCGCTATTTCATTTTTCCTCGCTTCAACCAACTGTGCCGTCTGGCTTCCAAGATCGCCAATCATGCCGCCAATAAATCTTGAACCTCCGATGGCCGCCAGCACGCCAGCAGCAGAGGCAACGGTATTGATATTATCTGAAATCGCATTCAATGCCCCGGTTAGCGCGCTTGTCGCCCCAGTGGCTTCATTTGCACCACCTACCCACGCCAGAAATGCGTTTTCAATTTTGGTCGTTGCTGATGCAACGGTCTGTGGCATCGCGCTATATTCATCCTGTAACGCCCCAAGCTGGCTGATTAAAGCCGGAACAACTTTATCGGCGGTAAGTTGTCCCTGATCGGCCATAGCCTTTAAGTCTTTCCTGGCGACACCCATGCCGGATGCCAGCGCGCGAATAACGCGATCACCGTTTTCGTTGACGGAGTTAAATTCCTCGCCACGAAGAACACCCTGCGCCAGAGCCTGGCTGAACTGCGTGATTACAGAACTGGCCTCAGACGAGCTTGCACCTGACAGCTTAAGCCCTGTTGATATAGCCTCGGTTACCTTCAGAACCTCTTCTGAACTGTAGCCATATTCACGCATAGAAGCGGCTGAACGCGCAAAGAGGCTGGCATTATCTGAAAATGCCGTACCGGTTCGCTGACTGATTTCCATCAGCGCGCGCTGTGACTCGTTGAAATCATCTGTAGATTGTGATGCCTGCTTTAACCTGGCGTTAACTGAACTCCACTCGTCAGCTAAAGAAATAAGGTGCCCGGTGGCATATGCTCCTGCAAATGCTCCGGCAAGACCAACAGCAGATGCCTTAGCGGAATTAAGTTGCCCCGTTAAGTCAGCCAAAGCTCTCTGAGTTTCTCTGGACGCGGCAGCCGCCTGGCGGCCACCATTTTGCATGGTTCGGTAATAATCCTGCCCCATGCGTGAGGCGCGGGAAATTTCCGACTGGAACGATTGGGAGTTAGCAGAGATTTTGATTATCAGTTCGCGAAGAGTTGCCATGCTTTCACCAAATAAAAAAGCTCGCACACAGCGAGCTTCGTATTGAATAAAATTGCCCTACCTGCAAAGCGTCTTATAGACCTCAAGAAATGCCTTGTCGTCCTCTTTAATCACCACTGCTGAACCATTACTTGTTAATTTCCCATCAATAATCTCGACATAGACGTAAAATTTATTACGATAACTTGTGCCATCATTATTTTTTTTGTAAGTCACATCACCACAAACGTATGCTGCATTATCACCATACTTAAAATATTCAGCGTTAAACTTAGCATCATCTGGGTTATTTAATTTCTCTCTGACGATGTTTTCGCCATTTTTAATAAAATCATTTTTCTCAGGCTTGCACGCGCTGATAAAAAACAAACACATGACGGCTATAATTAACTTTTTCATTTTTGCACCTTGATTGCATTATTCATGCTAATGCTAAACCCAGGTACTAGATTTGTCACTGAGTTGCAGCTGTAAGTGCAGCCTCAAGCCCAGCAAACGGGTCCTTCGGTGCTGATTGCTCATCACCACCCCAGCGCAGGATCGCATCGTCCAGCGGTACTTTTGCCCCCTGCGAACCGTAGATGGCAGAGACGAGCTGGGCGGCCTGAATGTCACCACGAATATCGCCAACCGGACTTTGCCTGTCGTACTCAATCCACATCAGAAGCTCGCTTGCCGTCATATTCTGCCGAAGCTCTGAGAGCGTGCGCCCCATCCGGAGCGCAAGCGACATCAGAAACTTTACGCCGGGGGTTGAGACTTTTCCCGCGCTTCGTCCGCGTTGTTGATCAGGTCAAGCGCCTGCTTGAGCAGGCGTGAATGGACGGGGCCGTAGATTTCACGCACCTGCTCTTCTTCGTCTACGCTGAATACCGGTTGCTTATCGGTGTCGCACAGGACGTCAATGAAGAGCACCACGTCAGCGCAAAGATTACGGTGTGCCTTTTCCGATACCGACACATTTTCATCATCAGCACCCGCTTTCACCACTTCCTGCCAGCGCAGCCAGGCTTCACCTGACGGCTCACGGAGAACCACTTTGACGCCCTCCCACTCAGGAACGGCGACCGTCTTATGACGGAAACCCGACATCTTAGCCAGGGCGAGATTTTTAATATTCTTCATGCGACCTCTCAGGAGCCAGACTCGATATTTTCAGGCTTACCTTTCAGACGCAGGGAGAACGTTGCCGCCACTACGCCGTTGGTACCTGAAGACCAGGTGTGCTGGCGGATTTCAGCCAGGAACTTAAAGCCCTTGCCGGAAGGGAAGATTACCTGGAAAGCGTAGGTCGTATCGTTGTCATACGCATCACGCAAGGCGTCCTGCGCCGGATTCTTGTAGAAGTTTCCGGACAGAGAGATTTCTGACGGAGAAGGCAGGCCGTTAATGTTCTCCTGCTCGGTCGAGCAAAGCGTTGTTACGTCGATATCCTGCTTCTGACCACCGGTGAACTGAATTTCTTTGATGGTGCAACTCAAATCGAGGAAGGTTGCGGAGTCCATCGTTTCTTTGGTGGCTGGCAAGGAGGAAATAAGGATCTTCGTCAGCTGCGATTTTTCATAAAGTGCAGACATAGCTGTCTCCTGGAAAAAGAAAACCCGCCATCAGGCGGGTTCGTTGGGTGAATTAATTGTCAGGGGGTAACTTTAAAATCCAGGGTGGCACGGTAGAGCCGATAATCTGGCTCGTACCCGGGGATTTTTACCACCTCTGTAGGGTTTAACGGCTCAAGCGAAGCGAGCACCAAATCTCTCAGGGATCGTGATTCAGCGATCGAAGTGGAATACACATCGACCTGAACGGAAACCCTGCTCTCTGCCTGGCCACACAGTACGTCAGCGGAAACATCATCGACGATGGAAAAGATAATCCAGGGTGGAGAGACAGACGGTTTCCCGTCACTACCTAATGGCGCAACATAGGGGTATACCCGTCCTTCTGCCAGGGAAGAAAGCAAGGCGTAGATATTATCTTCATTCACTTGCTCAATACCTCATCAATAGCCTGATTCATCCTGGCAATGGCGACGCTGGCGGCCTCTTCCTCGCGAGTATCGTAAGCGGGTCGCACAAACGGATGTGCAGGCATGTTCGCGGTGCCCAGTTCAACGAATCGCCAGTAAAAGGCGTTTCTCGGGTTATTCGCCTTCATCGTGTTATCGCTGTTTCCGGTGCGCGGATTAACGCCACGAATATGGACGCCGGAAGAAATCTCCCCGCGACGGCGGCTTTTTTGGGTCACCACCACCACATTTTTTTTCAGTTTCCCTGTACGCACCGGAGCGCGGGCGATCACTTCTTCCTTAAGCACTTCGGCGCCAGCGCGCGTGGCATCACGCAGAACCTTGTTGTTTTCAGCGCGACTAAGCGCCTCCAGGTCCTTTGCGATATCATTTAACCCAGAAAAATCGAGGCTCGTGTCTATCATTTTTCGATCCCCTGCTTACAAAGAATTTCGAGCTGAATACCACGAGAATCAGGGATAGGCGGACCAATAATATTCAAAATGGCCCCCTTGAACGGGCCAGTCATAACCCTGAGTCTGGACGCAGCAGTTATATCGCTACGAAATCGTGTCCATACCCTGATGGTGGCGACTGCGGTTTCAGCACCAGCGGCTACCAGCTCTCGCCCACTGATACCTTTTACTTCTGCCCAGGTTTCTGCACCGTCATGCCACGTTTCAACAGGCTGACCAGAAGGATCACGCGATGTTGTAATGTTCTGAATTACCACCCTGTCTCTCAGTCTTCCGGCCTGCATAATGTCCTCCTATACCCCATAAATTCGGTATGGCTGCAGCAAGGCTTCAACAGCAAGCGGGACCTCTGCAACGGTTTGCCCGATGGCCACGGATTCCCGGTTTGCATACCAGTGACCGATAAGCAGTAGCATGGCTGCCTTAACATCATCATTCAGTAGAATTGGGGCCGGGTCGTCTGAATAGCCAGGGCTGCTTTCATTCTCATACAGCGTTCGCCTTGTCCATGTCTGGACGTACCGGGCCGCCGCGCCTGTGTAAATCTCCAGCAGAGCATCATCACCCGTAAAGTCGGTATCAATGCGGCAATGCTGTTTCACCACATTCTGATCAAGCATTTGTTTGCCCCAAAAAAAGCGGCCCGAAGGCCGCCATTGATTTTAGCTACCAGCACCGGACAGGTCGCCCCAGACAAATGCTTCTGGACGGTATACCGCCAGCGCCGCACGCTCTTCGCAACGAATCGAGATCATGTTTTTCTCGAAATCGTCGGCGTTCTCGGTTGAAATAACCACGTTGGCTTCTTCACGGTCGAACAGTTGCGCACCAGCATTAAATGCGCCCGTAAGGAACTTACCGATAAACTGCGCGGTCTCAGTCGCCACCACTGGCAGCGCCCACAATGTCGGCGTAGTGAGCTGCGCCGGGTTCGCCAGGATGTAACGACCAAGCTCATCTTTGGTCAGCTCAATTTTGGCCCAGTCGATGAAGTGCAGCACATGTCCTGATGCAGGGAAGCGCGCCAGTTGCGCCTGAAGCATCGCCAGACGCAGGCGGTCAATACCTGTTTCACGCTCTACCGCAAATGCCGGATTAAACGCCGTCGCCTGCGGAATGATGCCCTTCAGATGTGCGCCGGTGCCGTCGCCGAATAGAATTTCCTGCTCTTCAGCATATTTCAGGCCGTAGCGCATCTCAGCGTCGATAGTTGACTGAAGCTGTGCAAAATCGTCCAAGATCTGTTTGGATGCTTTGAACATGTGCGCAATGGTGCGCACGGGCGTTGTTTCTTCAGCGAACTCAATTTCACTGTAAGGTTTGGTGGTATTTTCCGGAACAGCAGCGGCGTTATTAGTGAATCCTGTCTGTTTCACGTAATAAATGGTGTTGGACTGCGTGCGGCCCGGGGAGATAAGGTCACGGATGAACAGACGCTGCTTTGGTGTAGTGTCGATACCGGGCAGGCGCTGCGGAGCGACAATGGTTCCACCTACATCCACTGTGGTCAGTGCCGCCTTAACAGGCACGGCAATACGTTTATTACCTTCTAGGCTTGAGCGAATGTCTTTCATCATGTCAGCAGAAACTACCTGCTGACCGACGGACTGAATAACTTCCTTTGCGGCATTCAGCGGCATATTTGCCACATGCTGCTCAAGCTCCCCCAGGGAAGCGGCCAACGTTTTATGCGCACCGTTAAGGGCATTAAATTCGGTAGCAATTTTATCCACCGACTCTTTGGTTTCTGCGGAAAGCTTGCCTGAGGCCTGAGCCTCGTTAATCGCTTTTTCCGCCTTCTGGCTGAATTCACCAGATACTTCTTCCAGCTTCGCAGAAACTTTTTTCAGCAATTCGTTTACATCAGACATATTTATTCCTTATTTGCCGAACGCGGCCAGCGCGTTTTCAAGCGTTTGAATGTTTTCGGGGTTTATTTGGTCGGTAGCGCCCGGCATACCGTCAGGATTGGTGGCAGCGCCAGGCATGCCACCGGATAAGGCTTTAATGAGTTTTCTGCGCTCAGAGCGCGGGGTGTTGGTTTTAGCCAGCAGCGCATCAAGTTTGCGAAGCGCGGCCGCGGGTGATTCATCGCCATCACTGACCGCATCAGCAGAAAGCAGGCTGTCTGCCAGTCCCTTCGCCACAGCGTCACTGCCACCGATATAGCTTTCCGCGTCCATCAGCTTCTGCACAGCGGCCATATCAAGGCCGGAGCGCGCCGCGTAGATGTCAGCCATAGCGGTATCGAAGGGTTCCAGTGACTGTGCCAGTTCTGCAAAATCATGGCGGTTTCCCATCGCATATACCCAGCAGTTGTGGATCATCAGGAAGGCACCGCGGCCAATCTGAATATCATCCCCGGCCATCGCAATTATCGAGGCGGCGCTGGCGGCAATGCCCAGCACCTTCACCGTTACACGGCCTTCGTATTCGCGGAGCAGGTTGTAAATAGCCAGACCTTCGAACATGTCGCCGCCCGGTGAGTTGATATTCACCGTGACGTCGGCGCCGTTCATCGCCCGAAGCGCACCGGCAATACGTTTAGCTGTTACCCCTTCGCCCCAGTAGTCCTGTCCGATAACATCAAAAACAGAAATGCTGTTATCGTCGGTGGCCGCCGCTTTGATCCCGCCGTCCCAGCGGTCCAGTGCGGACGGTAATGTTTCACAGGTAACGCGCGCGCAGGGGCGACCCGCCGGTGCTACCGGAAGTTGTTTTTTGCTCATCAGGAAAGTGCTCCTAAGCGGCCTGTTTCAGCGGAGATTGTTCAAAGGAAATGTCAGGGAATATGTGGTTATGCAATTCTCTCAAGGCCAGAGCCTGAACAGCAGGATTGCTGCTTTCGAGATTTTTCAGTTGCGTCAGGTTGAGCTGAACGGTGTAAATGTCGCCCCCTTCAATCGGTGGCATATTTTCAAGGCGACGCACGTCATTGCGGGACATCCACCCATTCTGGAGCGCGCTGGTATAGTACGCAGCACGACCGGCACTATCGGCACGCAGCAGTCCTTCTACGGAGAACTCCGCGAATACCTCATCATCGCTGTCCAGCAGGCACCGTCCAATTTCCTGTTCGATGTTCACCAGCAGGGGACGCAGGGTATGCGTCAGGAACTGGAGGTTCATGCCCTCCAGACTGGATGCCCAGCTGCTTTGCTTCGTGGTATGACCGACCATGAAAGGTGGAACGCGAAACCAGCGACAGATTTCCTCAATACTGAAAGAGCGGCTTTCCAGCATCTGGGCGTCTTCCGGATTCATGGTGACGCCCTGATACTTCAATCCGCCTTCAAGTACCATTATTTTCCCGGCGTTTTTTGAGCCGGTAAATGCAGCCATGTAGCTGCGAAGTCTTTCACGTTGTTCGTCAGACAGCGCATTATCAGCGGAGAGAAAACCTGAACTCTGAAGCCCCTGTTCAAATATCTTTGCAGCAGACTCCTCAACCGCCATTGCAGAACCGAACACATCCCGGCCTGTTTTCATCGGCATCATGCCGCAAACACCGTCCAGACCAAACCCGCGAATGTGCATGATGTTTTTGACGGGAATGACGCGCTCGTTACCATTTTCAGTGTATTTGTATTCCAGCGCCCCGGTAGTGAGACGTTTAACCACCATGTTCTGCGGAAGCAAAGGCACCAGCGAAACCAGGCGGTTTGCGATGAATTTCTTCTCAATGAAGGCGTTCCCGCGCAGGCAAATACTGGCGACAACCATCAACATAAAGCGTGATGGTGTCATTTCTAAATTGGGTCGTCGGCACAGTATCGAATAGGCCGGATGATCGGTTGCTGCTTTACGCGAACCGTCAGGCTGTCGAACGTATATTTTCAGCGGAAGGGTTGAAATAGACTCGCTTAACAGTCTTACGCATGCCCACACAGCAGATAGCTGGATGGCTTTATCGGCCGTGACCACCTTTCCGCTACTGCTGGTGCCAAACCATTCCTCCCAGAACGTGCCGGTAGTCAGGCTGATAGGCACCCCAAGCCAGTTAAGCAGAGCGCTTTTCACCCTGCCTGGCTGTTTGTTTTTTTTCATCAGAAACCTACCATGATGGGATTATTGAAGAATCCGGAGAGATCCTGCTGGTCGTTGCCGCCGTTAACCAGAACGCGGCTCATTGCTGTGAACAATGCCGCCGGGCCATCAATCTTGGCCTCTGGTGTGGACTTGTTCGGGAAAATGTTCTCGTTCCGGTCAGGTTTGACGGTTACGTTGGACATCATCCAGTTCATTACCGGGTGATCGCTGTGATGGAAGCGGCCACCGTATACCAGTGCTTCGACCTCTTTCATCGCCTCAGAGAAATTGCGAACCGTCTGCGGCACTTCCACCAGCGGCAGCCCTTCTTCTGCCAGCGCAAGGCTGAACTGCGTCGCACTCCACGGGTCGAAGCCAATTTCTTTCAGACTCTCGCCAGCAACCCACACCTGCAGCTCTTCCTTAATCTGAGCATGGTCGATTACATCCCCGTCGGTAAGGATCAGCTTGTCCATCTCGGCCCACTTACGATAGAGCTCTGCCATCTGGCGGGAACACTTCTCAAGGCGTCCCTCCGGCAGCCAGAATTTAAAATCCGCATGAACGTGGCCACCTGGCGCGCGCCAGACTTTAGCGGCTGCACAGATATCAATTTTGTTTGAAAGGTCAACGCCCACCCAGGAGGGATAGGTTTTAAGTTCGTGCTGCGGGGCGATAAACTCGCATTTTTCCCATTTCATCATGTCCATCCAGGCAGACTCAGCGGTAACCCAGATATTCATGTGTTTGGTGAAAAAGTTAATCCTGGCCGAAACCTGCTCTTTCGCCTTTTTAGCCAGGCGGCGCAGGTCATCCCAACGCTTACAGATACCCAGCCCCGGATTCGCCTTCTGCCAGACTTTTTCATCGAAGGGATCGTCACCTTCATCTAAGGTGTAGATGATGGCAAAAAACGTATCGTCTTTAACCAGGCCGCGCAGGACCTTGATTGCGTAATCGCGTAGTTCGTAACAGATACCTTCTTTGTTGAAGCCGGCGGTGGTGATACCGAAAAGCAGAGATTGCAGGCGCGCGCCGGTGGCCGTCTCAAGAACGTCCCAGACGTCACGGGTTTTATGAGCATGCAGCTCGTCGACGATGGCGCAATGAATGTTCAGGCCGTCGAGGTTGTTCGCATCTGATGATAAAGGCTCGAATTTGGAGGCCGTTTGCTCTTGGTAGATAGCGAGCTTGTTGAATTCGAAAATCCGCCCAAGAGTGGCTTTCGCCTTCTTGACCATATTTTTCGCGTCTTCAAAAACAATTCGCGCCTGGTCACGGGTGGTTGCAGCGGAATAAACCTCCGCTCCGCCTTCGCCGTCTGCGCCAGCCATATAAAGCCCCACACCGGAGCAAAGCGTTGATTTGGCATTTTTACGGGCCACCTCAACATCTGCTGTACGGAAACGCCGAACCATCACCGGCCGACCGCTGCCGTCGTTACGCAGGACGGTTTCTCCCGTTTCTTCGTTAACCAGTGGGATAACAAAACCAAAAATATTAATCAGGATAAAAACATGCCAGTCCATCAGCTCGATAGGCTGGCCTGCCAGCGCGCCTTTTACGTGAGGCACAAAATTATAGAAATTCAGAATGTGCTGCGCGCGCGGCTCACTGAAGAAAATACCGCGCTCTTCGCCATGTGCCAGATCGTCAAGAAAACGCTGGCAGGCAAGGCGCACATACTCACAGGCAATAATTTCCCCCGCCACCACCCTCTCGGCGTAGCGGATGCCTTCTGCAACCTTAGCCATTAATCCCTCGCATTCATAAACTCGGTCAGCGGATCAACCGCATCAGGACCTTTGGCATTAACCTTAGAACGGCTGGCTGGCGTCATGCCAAACTCACCGAGCATGGCGCGCAGACGTTTCCAGGCATCAGCTTTCATGATGGCCGCCGGGTGAGCCTTTATCAGCACATCCCCGCTCTGCGTTTCGGTCCGGTAGGTGTAGCCCTCAACTTCAAGCGTGTCGCAGTGATGCCGGTATTCGGTATAAGCCTCAACAAGCAGCTCAAGGGCTCTGGCGTCCAGCTGAGACATCACACCGATAGCATCAAGCTCGTCGGCCATCCGTTTAAACCAGTATTTCCCCTGCTTATCGAAATGCTTCGGCGTTGGGGGTACCCCTGAAGGGGGTTTTGGTTCGTTCTCATTGATCGGGCGCTTTGATGGGTTACCCCTCACCAAACGTAGATGGGTCGGGGTTTTCGGTGGTCCAGACATAATCGAAAACTCCTATTAATCATCGAATGGGGTACCCCTAAAAAAAGTTTTCTAACCTGCGGCGATGTGAAAAGAGGTTAGGCGGCGGTCCTTTAGGGTGATTTCCCTGAGGTTTTTACCCGCCCTCCCCCAGACCGCGCAAATGAGAGCAGATATCATTTAACCGACTCATGCACGATTTTCGCCAGTTTCCGGCTCGGGGGACCACTGTTACCAATGCGAGGGCTGAACACCTTACTGATGTCCCAGCCTGCCTTCAGTCGATACTCAATGGAGTTTCTCGAAATACCCAGGTAATCCGCCCATTCGTTAAGACACATCGTCTTGCCGTGAGCGGTATATCTGCGGTCGGAGTTCTCTCGCATTGTCTTTCTCATCTTGTCTACGCCTCGCTTCTGATTGCACACAGGGCAACTTGGCACAAGATTGTCAGGCTCGTTATTGGTCTTACAGTCATCGAGGTGGTCGATGTGAAGGGTGTCCCAGCCAACGGTTTTTGCACACCAGTGACAACGGAACGGTCCAGCCCCATGTTTGTCGTAATAGACTTTCCGGTGCTCGTAAACACGAGGACTCCCACATGCCAAAGGATGATCGGGCGCATACACCAGCAGATATCCGCCAGTGTGCTCCAGCTTGCCATCCTTTCTTGTGCTGAGCTTCTCTGTCGTTCCATGACGCCGGACGCGCATGTAATGCTTTTCACAGTAGTGGCTGTTACGGGATCGTACCGATAATTCGCATCCATCCACAATGCAGGCAGCATGGGCGTGCGGAAGCCCTGAACCATGTTTCGATTCAGTCATCTTCACCTCGTTACTTAATTTCTGTTCAGGCGCTCGCGTGCTGTCTTAGCTTTATGGCAGCCGCGGCAAATTGATTCCAGATTAGAAAGATCGTCAGTGCCACCGTGAGCTTTCGGCTTTATGTGGTCCACCGTCTCAGCGGGTGTATACCTTCCATTTCGCAGGCATTCCTGACAAAGGTGTTTATCTCTGTCGAGAACGATTGGACGCAGCCTGTCCCACTTGCTGCCATAACCTCGCTGATGCCTGCTCTGTCCTCGCTGATGCTGCTGCCAGCCTTCGTTAAGGTGCTGGGGACAATAGCCTGAGCGGTCTGTGGTTGTGCCAGGACAGCCACGCTTGCGGCATGCTCTCGGTATTAACGCAGGCATCAGGCTAACCTCCACGCCACCCGGCGTTCTGTACGTGGCGCTGAGTCAGGGTGACGCTCAACCGGTTCACCATCTGCATGGTCCACCAGCGAGTAACACGGATAAACCACAGCGCCGCCATAGGCATCACCAACGGCATAATCGGCAGGCTTGCTGCTGTCCCACCGAGCCAGCACACGTTCAATGTGTTGCTGTGGGACGCTGTAGCAGACACCGTGTATCAGTCGCGGCAGCGTGATGTAGTCAGCCTGAGTCTTATCAGCAACAATCAGCCGTTCGGCTATCGGCATTTGATACTGTGGCGGGCGGCCGGTACCGAGATAAAAGCTCACGAGCGCCTCGGGAAAACGAGCAAGCCACTCATCCATCAATTCTGTAAAACCAGCAACTGGAAGCGCATCGTCCTCACACACCACTACCCGGCAAGGTTGCTCAGCAGCCCATTCGATAGCGCGACGATGATTCCAGTTCGCGCCGCGGTTACCGTCATCAATAAGCAGATGAGCATCCAGCAGCGAGGCAAGTCGTTGCGCATGACCTATGCGCGAGTGATGGCCAACCACAACAAACTTCACTTGTGTTTCCACCATGCGGCCTCCTTACCAAATCCGTCAGTTTTAAAGATGGTGTGAACCTTAGGGCCTGTGACGATTCGATCACCGAATGACTTTGCAGCCATACCGAACGCGCCCATATCCACCAGCGTTGCGGGTGCTGTCTCCATTTTCCAGAAGCGATGGCTCTCTATCCGGTAGTAAAGGCGGATGATCCGGTGTGCAAACTCCATGACGTCCTCACGGCTGCCACCAAGCAGACCAGCATTAAGCAAAGGTTCGTCGCGGTGCCGCTCCAGAAATTGTCGGTATGCACTGCCGTGGTGATTGACCCTCATCCATTCGTCGGCATACGTCTTATGCTCTGAGCCCACGTAAATTTTACCCGGCTCCATTTCTGCCCATGGCTCTCGCAACATTTCGACGTCAGTACCGTCCGTACACCAGACAAGATGATACTCAGGATGCGCACGCAGAAACTGATAGATGTGTAGCCAGCGAGCAAAGTAAGGGCTCATGTCCACCAGCGGGACTTCAACCAGATCGGCACCAGTTGGCGACTCTTTTAATTCGTCAGCCAGGACAATCGGCAACGCGCCGGATATTGAGTCCGCCCAAACCTGAAGAGCCCGCGGGTCAGGCTTCATTTTTCCGCCGCGCTGTGGGTCTGGCTGACTCGTAAGCAGCGTCGTAATCACCAGATTCGGATTGGTACTGTATGAAGCGAATCCGGCATAACCACTATCCCGCCGGCCGTTGAATATTCCGACGTTTCGTTTCACCAGTGCTTCACGGTCAGGCCGGGGAATAGAGCGCGTCCCCTCTTCATGCTCATCCATGGAGTGAATCAGCTTTTCAGAGCCGACCACATCAGCGAACGCCCAGGTCGATAACCCGGCGTTGTGAATGCGCAGCGCCAGATCGGGATGCTCGTACATGCCGCGACCGTATACCCGATCGAAACCGCCAACCTTCTCGATAGCGCTGCGGTGGTAATACAGCATCACGCCGCGCTGACCGGTGTAAGCTATGTGCTTATCATCCCGATACAGGACCGCCATATCCTTCAGCTTATTCGTCCCTGCAAGATCGAGAAACTGATAAGCCAGGTGCGGCTCGGGTGATTCGATGTAAGGCAAGTGCCAGTTATCAGCGATGGGCCAGGCGTCATCGTCCCACAGGAAGAGATGCTCACACCCGGCGTCCATCAGCGCGGTTAAACTGGCGTTCTTCGATGCAACAATGCCGAGTGATGTTTCATGGCGAAGCAGCTGCACGCCGTTAGGCACTACTGCGGCAGGTTTCGAACCATCATCTACAACCACCACCAGCGCGCCGGCTGGCAGGTGCCTCAGATGCTGTTCGAGTGAACGTTTTAAAACGTCTGCGCGCTGATGTGTCGAAATGGCAATGCCGATCCGGGATGAAACGACGCTGGCGGGAGCGTATGGGACACCATCAATAGTGACCTGCATAAAACCTCCCGTCAGATTCCACGCCGTAAGGAAGTCCAGATCGCACCGCCTGGCTGCATAGCTTGTTGAATAATTTCGTCCACAACCTTTTTGATGGACTGCTGTAAGGCGGTCTCTAACGCGTTTTGGTGATTGGCGGCAACCGCCAACTTTTCAGCCAAAATCTTCACGCGGCTTTTACCATCGTCAACATCGAGTGCCATGCCAGCTTCGTGCTGCTTACCCTTGTCGGTGACGTTCACGTTCAATTTCACGTTATAACCCGTAGACAATACGCCATCACCGATCAGCGCCTTATGGATGTAGGCTTGCCCTGATTTATCGACAAACCAGCCCCATTTAAAGTCTTCAATTGGGCAGTAGCTATTGATGCCGTCTCTTGGCTCATCTATAGGGCAGCCGATATAACCACCAGCGGGAACACCAAATCGAGTATTTGCCAGATGCTTAATGGCAAACTCCTGCCCTTCAGCAGTCAGGAACGTGAAGAAGTTTTTCTCATGATATTTTGTAGCGGTATGGCGACTTTCAGCAAACCCCAGTTCTCGAAGCTCAGCTGCGCCAGATTTAGATGGCAGATCTCCACCAGTCAACGCACCACGAAAAAACAGCGCATAAAGAACATCCGTCGCAGCGCCGGACAACGTAATGATTTTCTGACCCATGATTTATTTCCTTTTAGGCGTGAGCCTGTCGCACGGCAAAGCCGCCGAAAGTTAACGGTTTGCCCAGGCTCACAGCTGAAAGACTTTCTTTGATGTGCGCGTGCGATGCGCAGAGGTGTTATTACCAGGAACCTTCGTATGCGATATTCGTCAGCTCATCTGACAGTTCGCTGATGGAGTAAGCTATAGCCATCTTCTGCTCCCTACTGAACGAAGACCATAGATGACGCAAAGATTCGCTAAGATGATATTGCCAGTGCCCGTCACCGCTTAGATCTTCCCAGCCAGCAGGCAGGAGACAGAGCCCGCGACCGTAAAGCTCCTCTTCCGGGGTAAGGGGTGGACGAGCGGCTGCCGTATTTACTGGGCCATCACCCCAATTGCCGATAACTATTTTCCCGCCGCCAGCCATATTGACTGTCATCCCAACCTCACTGATCTCAATTGTTCCGCCCATGAGTTACCTCTCTGTATACTGGTGTAGAGTGCTCATCTGCCCACGAGCACTGGCACAATCAACAAAGGAATGATTTATGAATAAGAAAATTTTCAATGAAATGGTTCTGCTTAATGAACAAACATGGGAAAGGCTATCTTCGATAATGCAAAGTGAAGACGACATAGGTGTAGTCTTACGCCTTCACCTGGTAACCGAGAAAATTATTGAAGCGTGGTGCTGTGCGGCATCAAACAACGTTAATTTTTTTGATGGTTTCGGCGAAAACCTAACTATGTCATACGCAGCAAAACTCAAGCTCGCTACAAATTTTGGTTTGAATGAGTTTTCTTACCAGGAGCTTAAAGTCGTAAACAAAATCAGGAATGCACGCTCCCATCAAATTGATAACTCAGAAATTACCGATGAAGAAATAAATAAACTAATCACCCACATAAGCAAGGGCGATCAAAAAGAGCTAATTGAAAACCCCAAATTTGGCATTCTGGTTGGTGATAAAGGAATACATCTCAATGACGAGGGTATTTCAAATCGCGAAAAGTTCATTGCCTCTATTGCTGCGGTAATTCTCAGGATTGCCAAGCAAGTTAACGACAGCGATAAATTTATAAAATTACTCTAACCATCCATTTTACAGCAGGCGTTCACTGAGTACCTACTGTAATGCTTATCCCTTAGCGGGGATAATGATTGTCTTATCTGCTGGTGGGGATAACCATTATCAAGCCCACCAGCAGGTGAGCTTTGTAATGGCTAACACTCAGTGTCACTTCGGCCAGCTGATAAAAAACATAAAGCCGATGAATGCGAAAAACAGCCCAGCGGCTGCCGCAACAACGATTAGAGTCCAAACAAGAATTGTTCCGATGGTTGCGATCACTTGGACCTCGCTAATTTTGGTTTCTGGCAGTTCGCCTGCCACGCTTTGTTATGCGCCAGGATGTCTTTCTTCGTCTGGCGGTCCATAACGTCGATATCGTGATCGGTCAGGTAGATTGGCTTTACCCAGTCACAGGCGGTATCAACCACCACCGGGACGCTTCCACGTGTCACGCAGCTCGCGATCAACATCGTCATCAGGCATATGGTTAACAGTCTGCTGTACATTGCTGGCCTCTTTCGTTGCTTCTACCCGTCGTTCGGCTACTGCTTCAGTGGCTGCGGCCTTTTCTTCGGTGCGCTGTTGGTCTGCTTTGGCTTCCGCTTTGCTGGTGCCGCGTGAATGGCCAATGCCAAAGGCACCCGCGATAGCAGCCATGACCAGCGCAGCAAGACCAATGATTGTTTCTAATCCCATATCAACCTCACACCAGTACCGTTTTGGCCTGATCGAAGCGCGCGCGACGATCTTCCAGTCCGTTCGTGCCGCCGTTGATAATCTTCGTCACCTGCATCAGGTCGCCGGAATACTTCAGGCATCCCTTAGTAGCAAAGAACCACGCTGCGCTTCTGGCTGCATAAACATCTTCGGCCAATAGCTCAGGCTGCTTAACCAGATCAACCTTCAGGCCGTTCCCGCAATCACGGTAGTTGTTGAGGCCGGTAATCTGGATAAGGCCACGCCCACGGTATAACCAGCCGTCGCCTGGAGCGTTGTTCCCCATGCGTTTGCTGTATACCAGGTTCGCGATGGCGCGTTGTCGCTCAATCGGTAATGTTCGCTCTTCAGGACGACGCCCAAGCGCGTTAGCCTGGTCTGCCGTGAGGCGTCCCGCACGGATGAAGTTAACCAGTCCTGCAATGCGATAGTTGAAGCTCTCCACCAGCAGAGTGAAACCTGCTGATTCGTGCCCAGCCTGAGCAATGAACATGGCCTGGTCTACCGGCTTGGTGATGCCGAACTCTTCCATCGCATCACTGATTGGCTGAAACCAGCGCGCAGCTAACTCGGCGCTTAGACCAGCCGCCTTTTGAAATTGTGATTGGTTCATTAGTGCCTCAGTGCGTCAACCAGGCGCGCCACGTTTCCCCGAGCCCAGAGAACGGCGGCGCATATCAGGACGTTCACCAGCACCACGAACCAGTGCGATTCATGGTACAGGCCGAACAGGTAACGGAAAGGGACGCTGGCGTATACCAGCACCGTGAAATAAGCCATCAGCGATATCAGAGGGCGATGTCTCGCCCCGCCGCGCTGGTAGAACATCAGAGCAATAACGATAACAGCAGATATAATTGCGTTTGCCATCGCGCTCGGATCACTTGTTACCATTGCTGGCCCCTCCACCACGTAAACGCGAGAGAATTCCAAACAGGCTACCCAAATCCTGACTGTTGACGAACGTCAGCAGCTTAATTGCAATAGCAGCTACGATTACCGCGCCAAGCGCATCAAGCGGCCTGTCGCTATACCCCGTCCATTTGGAGAAGTAAGAGCCAAGCAGCGGTGCACCGATGACACCGAAGATAAATGAGGTGATGAAGTAGCCCACCAGTTTAAGGCGGCTGATATTAACCGCCGTAGCGACGTAGAACACCGCACCAGCAAATGCGCCAAACACCACACCGTAATCAATTCCGGTTGCCAGGCCAAACATGCTGGCCCCCATCAGACCGCCAGCCGCTACCGTAGTGCCAGAAACAGGATCGGACATTGAGCCCCCTCTTATTGCCGTGAGTCCTCTCAGAACGAGGGGAAACAAAAAAGGCCGCCCGTAGGCAGCCCTTAAAATAAAAAACCCGCAGCAGTGGCGGGTTTATGTTTTGTTCTGTTGCTCAGTACGCTTTACTGTCCCGAGCCTAACACAATTTAAGCACTTTCTTGCTCACTCTGCAACTTAAATCTGTCGCTATTTGTGCCAAACGCATCACAAAGTGGAGCGTACAGGATCGATTCTGCCAAACTTACCCATGTGTCGATTCGGCGTCGGCATGTGATAAGTGTCCAGTCAGGGTGTTTTGCATTCAGCTCGTTGGCCATCTGCAGTTTGCTCTTACGCAGCCGGTGACGGTCAACGATTACGCCATACAACCCACGGTATTCATCATTCATCAGGACCGAAGCAATAACACCATCCACCTTCAGACCCTCTTCATCCGAGCAGAACGCCAGGCCGCTTTTGTTTTTGCTGTCGAGGATTTCGCGCAGGTATGCTTCCAGCTCAGGTTTAGTGATGCCGGATTTCTTCATGCGACGAAGCGCATCGTTGATTGCGGTTTTGGTAATTTTTACGGATGCAAGCAACTGGTTGAACATGTTTCCGCAGGAGCCACCGCCGATGTATGACCATCGGCCCCACATGCGGAGCTTTCCCTGTACCCAGATGCTTTCGAGAGTGCGAAGGCGAACCATCTCGCCGGATTTGCCAACTTCTGAAGGATTGATCATGTTGCGTCTCCACTTACGCCAGTGCGCCGATTGCCAGCGCGCGATCTAAAAACCGAAACAACAGCGTTAACTGGTCGCCGTGCTTCGCTTCAAATGCCACAGGATCAGCGTGCAACTCGTCGTGATGTGCTCTGCACAGCGGTATCACAAACAGGTCATGCGCTTTGGTTCCCATTCCACCCTGCCCGTGGCCTATCAGGTGGTGGGGGTCGTCTGCCGGGTTATTGCAGCAACTGCATTGCTGCGACTTCACCCAGCGGGTGTACTTCTCGTTCTCCCAGCGGCGGCGCTTTGGCCTAAGCATGAAAGATTCCGGTGACTCGGGGTCTACCTTAACGGAGACAACCTTCTTCACCTTCTCCTGGAGGATTTCAGTCGCCGGTAACGACGGAACAATGTAGCTTTCCCTCATTACGGAACTATGCGATTCAGGCTTTATCCTGAGGGCTTTGCTCGCCACTGATTCAGGAATAAGGTCAGCCAGATCGTTGCGTACCATCCACCAGCAGAACTCCGGAAGCGTCAGGGTGTGGTCTTCGCTGAATCCCAGCATAATATTCACCCTTTCGAGTAACCATTTTACCAGGTTCTGCATGGCAATTCCTGCCAGTCTTTCAGTGGTTTGTTCACGAAACTGGTTATCACAACCCCAGCAAAGACGAATGCTACCGGGTGCATGCCGCATCACGGTAAAGTCTCTGGCATGCCAGTCTGTATGAGGCCACTGACATTCAAATTTTCTTTCCAGCCAGGCATCAAGCCCATTCAGGCCACCAGCACGCTGGATAACCCTTTCATTCTCAAAAATAGCCTGCATACTGTCATCATCTGTCAGCGGCTGGTGCGCTTCCGGAATCAGCCCAGATGGCAGGTGCTGGATTGCTTCCGAAGGCTTTTCGATCACCACCCTTCCCTGTCGGAATAACCAGAGCAGTTCGTTTCCGGGGCGGAACAGCACCACACCGGACATCGGAGCAACTTCAGGTGTCAGTATGGCTCTCACGAAATTTGCCCCTTAGCGATATGCTCTGCCCACAGGCCGCCAATCCAGCGCACCCCCTTTGCGGTAAAGCGAGACTGGTTGAAAGCGTAGTTGGTCTGGTTGGTAGTCCCGGTCTTAACTTCAAAGCGCCCTGCTTCGATATGTTTGCTCTTCGGAGTAAGCACGCGGTTAAGTCGGTACATGATGCCGTTCTCAATGAGGAACATCGCGAACTCGGGCTCTTTGGCGTTCAGGAGCTTGGCAACCTGCCGGAACGTCATTGAGCCAGTGGCTTTAACATAGCGATCAACAAATTCAGCCTTAGGCGCTGCTATGGCCAGTTCTTCACTCAGACGTTGCTTCTGTTCTGCAAGGTCAGCGGCAAGGCGTAGTGCTTCAGGAAGTGTTTGAGGAACCACCATCCCGGCCCCGCTCTCTAGTTCCTGCCAGCGGTCAACAAGACGGGCGGTAAACTCCGGGCAGAGCTGCGCGACGATAACGTAGCTATCGCGCTTGTTAACTTCGTAGTAATGGTAAACCTGCTGGTTCTGGGGATGGGTGTACTGCATTGCAGCATACCCCCCAATTACGCCCGAGTTCATCAGTCGCTCGATTGTCACGCAGACGTTGCTGTGGCGAGAGTCGACCAGTTTCGCAATTTCACGGCTGGACATCGTTATTTGCTGCCCCATCGCGGCGCTGTGATGGGTCGGACACATTACGGTGATATTCATCTGATTCATGCTCTTCTCCACTTATCAGGCGGCTGCACCCGCCAGAGGTTCATGTTTCTTGATCGATATCTCTACTCGCCCACCCGGTACCTTCGGCCCCCACTCCACCAGCATTCTCTGCACCTGGCTGTCATCCTCCCAGATACCTGCGTGAGTGAGAGCGTCAAACAGAGCCTTGTTGTAATTGTCGATATCGCGGCGGCGTGCATCTGGCGGAAAGAGAAGGATCTCCACCGCAGCTGGTGACGATGATGGTTTAGGAAGGCAACGCAGCTGCTCAATAATCGCTGCGCAGGCCGCACTCTGATATGCCCTGCCTTTCTCACTGATAAGATGGCGGCCTTTTAACGGCCCCTTGTTTGGAGCTCGCCAGTAGGTGTTTACGCTCGGCGGGAACGGGAGCACCAGTTTCATAAAGTCACTCCCTGCTTTTTCAGCCATTCCACCGCGTTATCTCTGGCCATGTCTCCACCGGATAACAGGCCTTTAATGATCGATACCGGATCAGCATCCAGTTCTGTTTTGACGACGGTAATGCCCCTGGCAGCGCCAGGAGCAATGGAGATGTAACCCTTTTTCTTGAGCGCCTTCACATGCTCAGCAGCAGCGTTCTGCGATGAGCAACCAATCAGTTCAGCAAGCTCTATCAACGTTGGTGGGAAGCCAACCTTTTCGATGTGAACCTTGATAGCTTCATACACTTCACTCTGACGCTGTGTTAATTCGATCATGATTCCTCCCCAATTCGGCCCTTGTAGCGTCCAAAACGACCGTTAAGTCGCCCGATGATGCTGTAGAACATCACAAGGCTCACGCCCATAGGCTTAACCTTCTCGTGATATTCCTTCAGGATCGGCGTTGCTATTGAATTCCACCCTGCAGATGGATTCTCAGTTATGGCTTTCTTAAGCGCGGTGCTGCATTGGCGAGCTACATCACGAACCGCGTTATCCTGCTCGGTTGATAGTTTGATCATGCTGCATGCTCCTGGTTATTTGTCACCGGAACAGCAATGCCGGAAATCAATTCAACCGCAGCTGACTCGGCCTGATTACCCCAATGGTCCCAGCCTGGCGCACCGCAACGGCTAAATAGTTCGATACGCGGTACGTCACCGTAAAGCTTCTCCAGACGGAAACGCGCCTCGGCGGGCTTTTGGCTGTGCTCACCGAGTGGACTGTAGATAACCTGCTTGATGCTGGCGCACTGGCGTTCGAGTCCATTCCCCCTGGTGGCGATCAGCAGGTCTTCGGTATTGGCTCGGGTGTAGTTCCCGCCGTTCATGCGGGTCTGTACGTTCAGCAATTCGAGGAAGTCGTAAAAGTCCTCCACTCCACCAGCCTGAAGCGCTTTGTTAATGTGTTGCTCTGCCAGAGGGTTGAACTTAACCCAGGTGAAGCCCTTCATCGTACGGACCTTAAAGCCCCATGCTTCAGCCAGTTCAATAGCTTCTCGTGTGTGCGTGCCGGTGAACCACATAGCCAGAACAGCATTATCTGCAGCGAGGTCCCAAACCGGTAGGCGCTTCATGTCGATAAGCTTCATCGTGCCGTAGTGGTTGTTGGCCGCACCGTTGCTGACGGTGTTCCCGTATTCCCAGGCTGGGTCAGCGTAAATCAGAGAGTATTTCATCAGACGTTCCTCGCTCGGCCAGCAAGACACCATCCATCACCAGATGGCTTAGCTCGCTGAACCATGTTCAGGCAGCGCTGACGCTCATCAAGAATTTTCCCCCGCATCTCTTCGCTTTTGGAACGGTTGAAGGCATCCATCAGGACCGTGGCGGCCCTCAGGAACAAACCCTTGTCAGATAATTCCTTTGCCTTCTCCATCATCGCAACGACAGCAGGGTTTGGTGCGCTTTCCTGTTTTGGCTCAGGCATCACTTCGGCTTTTTCGACCGGGTAGCGCGGGACAATAGGCCCAATCGGACCAATTGGAGCTTTGGCGTAGTAGCGGAAGGTTGGACGTTCTCCACGGCGTTCTGCTCGTCCCAACATTGCCAGGCGGCATACCGCACGCTGAACACTGTGCAATTCATACTCTGGCAGTGCTGCGGCGATCTCCTTATTCGTCATTCCAGGGTTATTGGCCACGAACAGTTGGATTGTTTTGAGAAAGCTCATGAGTTCGCTCCTCTGAAACCGTTGGGGACTTTGCTGTAGTCAGTGTTCTTGAAGCTGGAACGGAACACGCCATCCTCTCGGGCCCACTCTCCGTTGACGCGAGGAGGACGCCCAGCTTTGGCCCAGCTTTTCGCGGACTTCAGGTAGCCAGGGAATTTGCTAGGCTGGAAAAGAGTCTGTGGGCGGAGATAGGCTGCCATCGTCAGGTCTTCGCTCCACTTGGCGTTGCAGTAGTCCACCACCAGCGATAACTCTTCAACGGTGTAACCTTCCCCGATTCTGGCACGAATGTTTTGCAGCGAGGTTGTTGAAACCTGATATTTGGAGTTAGTAACCTGGTTCAGGTGAACCAAAACCTGTTTAGCCTGATCGGTGATCAACACATCACGGTCTGGTTGCGGCGCAACCGGACAAATAGGTTTTTTAATATCTGTAGTATTCTCTGTTGTATTCTCTGTAAGAACATCAGTGCAATTTGACCTGATGAGAGCGGTTCGTTTTGACCCGATGGAGCGTTTCACTTTGACCTCTTCCATCGGTTCATTTTGACCTGATGGAAGAGTGCATTTTGAACTCTTCGATTTTGTCACTTTGACCTCATCTAAAAGTTCGCTTTCGTAGTTGATCGTGTAGTAGTTAGTCATGTCGCGCTGAGACTTGTTCAGTTGCTCAACTTTGAGTACGCCGAGGTTCTTCAGGCGGGTAAATGTGCGCTTCAGCGTAGACTCAGACCAGAACGGGAACTGTTCCAGCCACTGCTCATTGGTGTTGTAAATCCAGCGCACTCCGTCACGCTCCAGTCCGGAGGTGGTTTCTTTAAGCCAGTAGTTCACCTGCTGCAACGCAATAGCCTCGTTCAGGCCAATGCTGTATGCAAGGTCAGGGTTTATCACTATCGGCCGGGATGGCATCAACAGGCTCATGGTCGTCCTTTAACTCTGTAAATTTACGCTGGAATTGGTCAAGAGGGCTGAAGCACTCATGTTCGTACCCTTCGCGCAGGTATATAACGCGTCGACTCTCAGGCTCCCATCTGATGACACGGACCGGGACGCCGTAGTGGTCTTTGAATCGCCGGTTAACTTCAGCCATTCCTCATGCCCCTTCTCGTTCATCTGAGCAAAAGCCTCTACCATCGCGTTCTCAGGCTGGTAGTTGTTCTCACCAGGCTGGTCGTTTAATCTCTCCACATAGCCGAACGGGGAATCTTTTCCCACCAGTGGAAGGCATCTGAATTGCTTCGCTGGTCTCAAACGGTTTAAACTGTTCATGCGTTAGTTTCTCCACTGAATACGACACGCCACGACGCCCGGAGCTGCACACTCGCGGGCGTCACTTCTTTTGGGTTTTCTTACGGCTAAACAGCGCGACAATCGCGCGGATTTCTTCTTCACGCGCAGCCAGGTGACGGCGGTGATGCTCGTGAATTTCTTCGGCTTCATGTTGCTCAATAACTCCATCCTCAAGTGCCTTCTGGATAATCTGATCAACCTGACCTCGTGCAGCTGCCGTTCTCATTGCGCGCGTAAACAGGTCTACGCGATCGAGGTCTTCCAGCTGCGGAACGTCCACCAGCAGAGCGCCGCGACGTTGCGCGAAGTAATCAGCCAGGAGAGATGTGTTTGAAATGTCTTCCATCGCTTCCAGCTCGTTCACTTCAAAGAAGCGGCAGCCGTTCTTCTCGTACAGGTTGTTGTTGAACTGCGTGACTGACATACCAAGAGCACCGGCCATAGCCTCACGGCCACCTGGGTACGCTTTGCACATCGCTTTCACTACTTCTTTCAGGCTTGGCTCTACCATGTTGTTTTTCCTTTGGTAGTTACGTAATGCTGGTTGCTGGGTTACGGTGTTACTGCAACGTCAGGATCAGCAGGTTTGTTTTTGTTAGGGAATGGTCGTACTTCCTCGGCTTCAATCTTCCCGTCTTCGTTAACCAGGATATTTACCCGGCGATTACGCTTGAGAGCTTTGCTGATTGCGCTTTGGTATACCCCAAGTGCCTCAGCTGTTTTTGCCTGACCGTTTTCCAAAACATATTCAGATAGCGGAATAATCTTCATTGGTTTTCCTCGTGGTTTGCACATAAGGAGTATCACTGTTAGTGATAAATATGTCAACACTAGCGGTGATTGGTGATTATGCCGTGCGGTGATAAATTATGAGAATGAAAAAGAAACCATTGACCGCCGAACAACTTGCCGACGCCAACAGGCTGAAAGCTATTTTTGAGTCCAAGAAAAAAGCGCTGGGGCTCTCACAGGAGACTTTGGCTGAACAAATGGGGATGGGACAAAGTGGTGTTGCGCAGTTACTGAATGGTACAAACGCTATCAACGCTACTCATGCTGCACAGTTCGCTAAAATTCTAGGGGTAAAAGTCGATGATTTCAGTCCATCCCTTGCAGCTGAGATATCAGCAATGTTTGAGGCGATTGCGAACGGAAGAAATCAATCCTCTGTGTATGAATACCCCTTATTAACCGAAGTGCAGGCGGGATCATTTTGCCCCGTTAGTTCATACACAGAACGCGACGCGAAGGAATGGGTTTCAACCACTGTCAAAGCCAGTGATTCTGCATTTTGGCTTGAGGTATCAGGTCATTCAATGACTGCACCTCCCGGAGTTAAGCCAAGCTTTCCTGAGGGAATGCTCATACTCATAGATCCAGAACAAGATGTTGAGCCTGGTGATTTCTGTGTTGCTGGAATATTCAACGATTCAGAAGTTACCTTTAAAAAATTTGTTCGTGAAGACGGGAAGCCCTGGCTAGAACCTCTAAACCCCAGCCCTCGCTATCAGGCCATTGAATGTAATGAGAATTGCAGGATAATAGGCAAAGTTGTTAAGGCCCAATGGCCTGAAACCATCTTCGAATAAGGAGCCAATCGGCTCCTTTTTTTTGCATCTTTTTTCATCTTACTAATCATAAAGTTAACACTATACGTGATATTTTTATCACTACAGGTGTTGACCGTTTAATTACTATTGGTGATACTCATTATGCGCCGGGGTGATGATGTTTAAGGCCATCGGTAGGTTAGCAGTACGGTATATGGCACATGTGCCGCAGCGGTCCGGGGATTCCTTGCATTACTTTTTCCAGATCCAGCGGGTAGCCGGAATGTGCAAGCCAGTTGTGTACGACAGCCAGAGACGTTTCACCAGCGTGGCGATCAGGTGTGACACCTCGGAAGAGACGAGGCCATAACAGGATTGAGCATTGTATTTTGGCTGATTGGTCTAATCGCACCATTCAACGCCAAGATAGAAAAGAATGCAGTGCTCCTTCCGTTGTGGTGAATGGCGGGGCTGACCGCCAAACGGTTGAGAAAAGATAAGCAGGCGAAACGTTCTAAGCGAGCATATGGACTGATCGAACGCGGATGGAACGGGCGGTTACGATATTGAAACACCGCGCCACTGAGCTGGAGTTCAGCACCAGCCACCACAAACGAATCACGTTAGGACCGTGGTAAACCGTAGTAGCTGTACCAGATGCTGTGTGTAGTCTTGGCGGTCGGCAGTTGTGAATGTCCTTAATGTCGACCGCCCCTTTTCACAACTGAAAGCGCGTTCGGCCAATTCCTTGAGAGGCCTCAGTCGTTAAATCAACTCAGGGGAACGCGCTCCCAATTGTGGAGAAGCTAACAGGCGGTGGCAGCCGCCCGTTTCACTAAGTGCCCTTTTTGGGTGCTTATTAAAACGAAACCCACTTATGTTTTGTCGCCAATCGGCGAGGGATTCGTGCAACCAAAATTCAGCGGATATTTCCACTGGAGGACTGATGAACCACCTCGAATTTATTGAGAAAAACGTAAGGGAACAGCTGATTAAGCAAGGCTTTTCTTCTTCGGTGGCTCAGGGGGGGGCTTGGCAAGCACTTGATTTATATAAGCGCATGTCACAAGCCAGTAAGAAAGGCGCGATTTTCGATGATGTGATGAGGCATGCGAAAGCCTGGGCAGATAAACAGGTTTCAAAAGCTGAAGTTACGCGGAGAAAACGCACCTCACACAAAGACCAAGGCGGCCTCTTCTGAGTTGTAAGGCCAATAATTCAGCGCTGTGCAGAGCGCTTATAACACGGAGAAACTATCCATGACGAACACACAGAACGTCACCGAGCTACAACCACGCATGACCAGAGAGCAGCTGATCGAAGCAGCACGTATCGCCGCTAAGTTCCTGCCAGTTGCATCAGCTCAGCTTATGAATGAGCTTGCTAACCGTCTCGATATCACCAGCGTAGCGCTTTGCGAAGCGATGGCACAGCGTAAGGAACTTGCTGAGCAGAACGCCACCCTACGCGAAGATGTTGCCAGCTGGGCCAAAGAGTGTGACCGCCTTGAAGAGCGCCGCACAAAGACGCCTACGAATGTTCACTCACTGGAAGCGCAGCGCGAATTACGTGAGTTGCCGGCGGTCGTATTTACCCATGAAGACGAGGTAGCGCTCTAATGGCTAACTCATTCAAACAAATGACCCGTGACGGTACCATTAAGCGTACCGATACCGGGATGTTCATCCCCCTTTCCGATATCCATGTTCGTGAAGGTTTCAACAAGCGTGAAGACGATGAACGCACCCGCCAGGCTGATGATGACCTGTTTAACTACCTGATGAACGGCGGATCAGTTCCACCGCTGGAAGTTATCGCCCGTGATGAAGGTGGCGTGTGGGTTGTTGAAGGTCACCGTCGCCGTCGTTGCTACGCGCGCTGCGCTGAAGCTGGAAAGCCAGTAGACCGCATTCACATCATGCCGTTCAACGGTAACGATGTGCAGAGACTGGCGCGCATCATGACCAGTAACAACCAGCTGCCGCTCTCCGATATGGAACAGGCCGCAGTTATTCAAGAGCTGCATAACGCCTTTAACCAGACCACCAGCGAGATCGCAAAACTGGTCAATAAGTCTGTACCTACTGTCGAAAAGCTCTTGCTACTTAGCACAGCTAACCACGACGTTCAGAAAGAAGTTAAATCCGGCAACGTGTCCGTAGATGTGGCTGTTGATCGAGTAAAAGAGTTCGGCGAAAAGGCCGGTGAGGTTCTCCAGAAGGATAAAGCTTCCGCTGCCGCAAAGGGTAAGAAGAAAGTTACCCGCAGCGTTATAGCGCCGGAAATTAGCGTGAAGAAAGCGCGACGTCTTGTAGAGCTGATCAGCCTGGCGGGTGTAAGCGACACAGGCGTTATCTCTCTCGAAGGATTGGTCCATGCGGAAGTTTTAGGAATCATCGACGAGCACAAAGCTATCGCAGCTCAGCGTCAAGGAGAAACATCGTGATTACCGAAAAAAATAATGTCTTTTATTGCGACTGTGGATTTTCTTTCCTGAGAGGTCACAGCGGCGCGCATGACTGTGCTGTTGGCCTTCGTAATAAGCTGTCCAAGTCTGAAGCCAGGTGCGCGGCGCTGGCTGCGGAGAATGCGGGGCTGAAGGCTGCATTAAATCCTAAAGTAATCCCTGATGCGGCAGTCGAAGCGTTTAATGAAACAGCCATCATGGACCACGACTGGAATGAGACAAGCGAATGGTCATGGGTGGAGAACGATACCGATGTTATTCGTGCCGTACTTGAATCCATCAAGCCTGATACCCCAGCCACCGACGCTTTCCTGGCTGAAGTGCGGGCGCAGGGTGTTGATGTAGCTATCGAGCACTTGATTAACAAATTCGAAGGAACAGGGCGCATTGGCGTTCCCATAATGGCTCTGGAGTGGCTGTCGAAGGAACTTCGCAAAGGGGTGCGGTCATGAGCAACATCGACAAGCAGTCGCTGCGTGAGCGCTACTCCGCAAAACCGATACCAAAATGCCATATTTGCGGTACCGAAATGACAATACAGCGGATGTCTGGTAGCCGCGTAACTTACGGCTGCTCAGGCGCAATTTACGATGAAACCGGATGCCACTACGCCGATGGCCGCAGCCTGGCTGATGACCATTATGAACAATCCCGCGTCACTGTCACAGATGAAAGTGATCCTGATGTGCTAGCGCTGCAGGATGAGCTGGAAGCCGCAGAGAAGCGGATTTCTGAACTTGAGAGCGACAATGCATACATCAGAAACAGGCACAAAGAACTAGACCTGTTAATCGGGAAAAACATTCTGGTAATGCAGGCCGCAATCATCGAATGGCAGGGAACTGGCGACGCCAGAAAGGGGCTGGCATGGATTTATAACACGCTATTTGGCCCAGGCGAACTGCCGGACGAATCGGAGAAAGACGCCCAGGCCTATTTTGACCGTAAATATGCTCCTCTCGACGAAGAACTCATGAATCTTCATCGGTGGTTCTGGGAGCAAAGCGAAGCTGAGCGCGCCGCCGCAGCCGGTAAAGGAGAGTGAGCATGGCTACTTTGCAGGAATTAATCGACCTGACGCCAGAACAAGAAAAGGCGTGGAAGCGCCTTGAGAAAGCAGTGAAGGATTTCCGAGCAGCCGGAGGTAAGTTCTATAGCGTTTTGGACACGCTGAGCGCCTACAACGGCGAGCACGTTGCCTACATTGATAACGACACGGGCTATCACACCGCAAGCGTCTACATGCCGAGCATTGATGCTACAGGATTTACCAGCTGGGCTGATGATTGGCACGGCATCACGCTGAAAGATGGCGTTAAAGTGGATGAGGACTAACCCATGAGCACTATTACCAAAGAGCGCGTTGCGGAATTCATTAAAAACCCTCTCGATAACGGCTTAACCCGTGGCGAACAAATGGAGCTGGCGCGTATCGCGCTGGCATCGCTCGAAGCGGAGCCTGTGCCGGAATGGACAAACGAGCAGTGTCTGGAGTTCCTGTCTATCGCTTTCCGGCATGCAGAAATTAACGGCGACCTTCAGCTGGACGATATCCGCCTGGGTGTGAAGATGGTTAATGGTAGCCGCGCCGCCATGCTTCAGGGAGGTAAATCATGAGCGATATCACTGTTGACCCGCGCGACGAGTTCGAAAAGGTTTTCCCACTTCCAAAGCACGTAATCAGATGCGGAAAGGGTTACGCCTGCACTGAGTACAATGCGTGGGGTGCGCATAACTTCATTCGGCAATGGGAAGGATGGAGTGCCGCCATGCTTCAGGGTGCCGATGGCAACTATCCGGTAATTCCGGATGGTTACGTTGTGGTGCCGAAGCGCCTAACCGCAGAGAACTTCGCGAAGGCGGCTTTATCTGGTGAGTTTTCTGAAACCAAGTTCATAAACTGTCCCGAGTGTTTTGGTGATGATGAGTGCGAAACATGCGATGGAAGCGGAAGAATTGAAATCACCGTTCCTGTCACATGGACGACCATCAAAGCTATTTGGGCTAAAGGTGTCGAGCATTTCGCAGCAGCGCCGCAGCAGGAGGTGAAGTGATGGCCAACCTGCATCTGGCTGTTAACGGTGAATACTTCGACCAGATGAAGTCAGGCGAGAAAACGGAAGAGTATCGCCTGGTTAATCCGTACTGGTGCCGCAGGCTATCTCATGGCCATAACCAACAATTACCGCGGCGCTTTGATCGCCTGATTATCACCCGCGGATATCCTAAGCGCGGTGACGCGAGCAAGCGCATCGACATCCCGTATAACGGTTACGAAGTGAAGGTGATAACGCATCCGCACTTCGGCCCCGACCCGGTCAAGGTCTTCGCTATCAAGGTGAATATCGATGGCCAGTAAACTCAAACATCGGCGCCTGCGCCGCCTTAAAGCCGATGTCGCATGGTGGCGCGAAGAGGCCGAAGATTGTCGCTCCCGCCTGCTGGAGCTGGCCGGTGAAATCGACAGGCTCAAAAAGCTGGTTATCCGCGTTCCGATGCCGGTGCTCATACCTAAAGAGATGGCCCACCAGCTTTATTACACCGAAACAAAAAGATGTCGTACCTGCAATGATGGGCTCCGTGGTGGTTGCTCAAATTGCATTTTCTATAAGAGATAGCCGGGTGCAGCCGGTTAAGTGGAGAATAGCCATGGCCAAGTTGATGAAGGCGAGTCTGTGGGGTAAGCGAGAGTTTGAACCAGGCTCTGTTCCAGATAACAGAACTATCCGACGCTGGATTGAAAACGGTAAGCTTCAGGGCCGTATCGTAGATGGTACGATTCTTGTTAGCTCCTCAGAGAAATGGGGCGTTGACTCAATGGTCAGTGAAAGAGTTCGTCAGTTAATTCAAGAGGATTAACATGGCCGCAAGACCACGAAAAAGGGAGAACCGCAATCTCCCTGACTTCCTGCTTTTTGATAAAGCTACCGGACAATATCGCTTTACGCTTATAACCGGGAAACGTAAAAGCATTGGAACTGATCGCGTAATGGCAATCGCCATTGCCAAAGAATATAACCTCAGAATGAGGCCTGAAACGGTTCCATCCGTTGAAAGCCTGATTAGAGACTCAGGCGGACTTAATGGAGAAGCGCAACCATTCAGCCACCATATTGATCGTATTATGGCGCGTGCCGTTGCCGACGAAAAACCATCACAAAGTACCCTGGACGACTGGAATAATGACGCTATAAGGGTTAAGGAATTTTTTATCGACATCCCTGCTTGTGATATCGAGCTTGAGCATGTGAACCAGTTTATTAACCGCTACCATGCTGATGCATCAGCTAACGTTCAAAACAGGAAAGTGAGCTTTCTCAAAAAACTATTCTCTTATGCTGTTGACGAATCATTAATGATGGATAACCCGGCAGCACGTAAAAAAATGCGCCGCGTTGAAGAGAAGAAGCGCAAGCGGCTCGCGCTGGATAACTTTATTGCTATTAGAAACGCAGCAGAACCATGGTTAAGAACCGCAATGGACCTTGCCCTTCAAACGACAAATGCTCGTCTCGAAGTTTCAAGAATAAAATATTCGATAAGGGAACCGAAGAACGGAGTTTGTGGATGTGTATGGTTAGATCAACCTGAAAACGGAATATACGGAACTTTGTACATTCACCGCCAGAAGGTGCAAAAGAAAGAAGCATCGCACGTAGCGATCCCAATTGGAGAGGAATTGAAGAGGATTATTGACGATAGCCGGGATAGTGTTGCCAGTCCGTATGTTGTTCACCGGATACCAGAACGAAATAACAAACGCAGCAAAGAGGTTTCGCACCCTACTCAGGTAGCGCCAGATTATCTTAGCCGTTCGTTCTCTGCACTGCGTGACAAACTTGGGTTGTGTGATCATCTTCCAATGGATGAGCGTCCAACCTTTCATGAGATCAGGGCACTTGCCGCTCACTTGTTTGATAGCCAGGGTATCGACCCTCAGGGCAGGATGGCTCATAGTGATGCCAAATCAACGAAGATATATACCAGTAATCATATCGACTGGGTTATGGTTCCACATGGTGAGATCAAGGCAGGATAACCAATGGCGAAACCACACCTTAAGTCATTGATGTGCATAGTGCAGATAATGCGTAAATTTCACTGTTTGCTTATACAGTCGAATGATGTACAAGCCAGTAATGGCGCGGCTTAGAGGCATTTTACACAGGTGACATGGGGTGTCGGGGGTCGGAGGTTCAAATCCTCTCGTGCCGACCAAAAATACTCTTTAAACCAGCCAGCTATGGCTGGTTTTTTTATTGCTTCATTTCTGATGGGAATCATTACCTGTAGTTTCAGCACCAACGGTCGACAACCCCCCTTAAAACACTCCGCCACGCTTGACGCTGTATATTTTTACAGTAAAAATACCTCCCCCACTTGAAGTTATTACGGAGGTTTTATGTTTGTTGAGTTGGTTTACGATAAGCGAAATGTTCAGGGCCTGGATGGAGCCAGAGAAATTATATTGGCCGAGCTTACGAAGCGAGTGCATAACATCTTCCCTGATGCTGAAGTGAAGGTTAAGCCTATGCAGGCTAACGGACTCAATAGCGATGCCAGCAAAAGCGATCGTGAAAAGTTGAACCGCATGCTGGAGGATATGTTTGAAGAGTCTGATATGTGGCTTACAAATGAATAA